CCACTTGGGTCTGGTCCAGTTGATGGTTTCTTGGAAAATGAAGACGGTGAAAATGTTGTAAAAATCAATGGCACTGCGCCATATGATATGATTGAGGCAGCAGTAAAGTTTGCTAACGCTCGTCAAATGCCGCTGGGTGATATAAACTTACGCTATCCTGGTTATAGTTTAGTGACTGTTCAATACTATTCTACCGATCCAACTGCGATGGACAGTAAAACTATGGTGTTTATACCACAGGTTGAGATGTATTCAACATATCAAAGTGAAATAACACAAATGGCTATACCAGTTGCAGAAAAACACTGGGGCGTAAAGGGCTTGCGAACAGATCGTTATAGTACTCGTTTATTAGATGAATATTCACTGCAATACTTGCGTGATGAAATGATGCGTATTACTACCCGTGGTGAAGACCGTGCGCCATCACTGCCACCAACAGCACAATCAACAGATGCTGCGCCTGGCAATAATCAAACTGCTCAACGATATATTTTAAAATATACAGATAACGGCGAAGAAGTTTATAGATTTGGTGCGTCTACTCAACGAGATGCAATAGACCGTGCCAATAGTTTCCAACGATCATATAGTACTGTAATGCGTTGGGGCGGCACAATTGGTCGTGTGCGTGGTATTGCGTTATATACAATTGCGCCAAATACTGATGAACAAGAATTGTTCTATATGGGACCAGGCGAACCTATTGTAAATCAACCTGCTGCTGAACCTACGCCAGATTGGGCAGATGATCCCAATATTAGTGTAACTAATAACACACCTAGAATTGCAAATCCCGGTGGCAGTGGCGAATATGCTTTGTATAGTGGCGATAACGAGCAGTTAACGGATGCAGCAGTATTCAATAACTATCAAAATGCGCTTAGTTATTTTACAATTAATTATAGTAGTTCGTTGGGAACTGGTTGGACCGTAAGACAACTATCGTAATTACTTCATTTCTTGATTGCCAAACTTTTTAACCAGTGCTTTTTGAATAGCAGGTTTAGCAGGTTGACCAATGCCGCTTTCATCATGTGTAAAAAAACCATACAAGCTAATAACTTGTGGATTTTGACCTGAGATATAATAAAATAAACTAATGTCTTTAGTCATGCCAGCATGTATAAGGCGTGGCTTGATCATCCCAAGTGGACCATCGCCATTAAACGGACGATCTTTGCTGCCAAATGGAGTCATGGCATTGATTTCTTTGGTCTTTTTAAAATCAATAAATGCTTTTAGAACTGTAGCGCCATGTGATTTTAGCGTCTCATCGAATAGCGCACAGGTTCTAAAAACTGTAGCCATTATTGAATTCCAAGAACAGATTTCATATGTTCAACAAGTTCATCGCCGCTCATAGGTTCGCTGAAATCACTTTCCTTAACAGCAAGGATGCGAGCGGTATCTTCCTGAGAAATAACAGGATCAGCAGCCACAATTTGGCTTGAAAAATCTTCATTTGTAGGGATAACTTCACTGATACGCATCGGAACTCCTGTAATATTTATACCTTATAATAGCACAAGTAGCCTATCTGTCAAGGAAAAAATAGGACTTGACTTATCCACAGCTTGTGCTATGATTAAGCATGACAAAAACTAGGATAAATAAAATTATGCGTATCAGTGAAGTCGTTGCCCACCAAGAATTTAATGTATATCTTGATATGGACGGCGTTCTTGCCGATTTCTTTGGTGAATGGGCAAGGTTGGATGGTAAGAGCCATTACAAAGACATTGACAACCCCGAAGCTAAATTAGAATTAGTGCGCCAACATCCTACCTTTTGGGTAGACCTTCCACTGCTTCCTCATGCAAGGGAACTTGTGCGTACTGTCAAAGAATTTTATGGAAAATATTATATTTGTAGTACCCCACTAGCTAATGATCCTCGCAGCGAAAGTGGCAAACGAGCATGGATTAATATGCATTTCAGTGATATGCTGCCAAGCGGCATTGAACTTACGCATAACAAAGCGCAGTTTGCTACTAATGAATATGGCATGAGCAATATTCTTGTTGATGATTATGGCAAGAACATTGCTTCTTGGCAAATGGCTGGCGGAATTGGTATCAAATATGATGATAAAGATTTTTCCCGTGTTGCGCAAACACTTAAAAAGTTTGCAAAACAAGGAGAAGTAGCATGAGGATATATAAATGTATTACGAATATGACAATACCGAATATACCAAATATACCGATGACAACTGGTTCAAAATATTATCGCTGTGGAATGACTTTCAAGAAAGAACAGATTACGATCCTCACCCAATAAGTATAAAACGACAAGCAATATATTATCTTAGAAAAAAGATAAATCGCAAAGTAACCCGCAGCGATCTTCGTAGATTATCTGCCAAAATTAAAAAAATGAAAAACAGTGCAGACAAAGAAGAAAAAGCTCGCGGTGCAAAACTTGCTCAAGAATTACAAAGAGTTTTTAAATGTAATCAATGACTGAAAATAGAATAACTTTTGTATTATATCCAGAAACATATGATTATGCGGATGGAGACATTGTATATCGAATTTTAGGCAATCGTCAGCTATTGACTGAACGAGCAATTCCTTGTTTAAATAATAACCAAGCACTTGCAGAAAAATATATTCTTCTTCCTGCACCAGATAATACAATTGATTTTAGAATAATTAATTTAAAACTAAAAAAGATTAAATTATCAAAAATTGTAATAAATGATGTAAAGATTGATTTGTCAGAAGAATTTACTTTTTTTAAAATAGACAATAAAGGCGGTAAATTTATTATCCAAACATAATTTATAGGACAGAATAAATACTCCAAAGGAATAATTCTTATGGGATATGAAGTCCACAATAGTCCAGTATATGGAAAGATATTATATAAGGACGGGCGTCCAGTAATTGTAAATTATGATGAAGCGGATAAACTCACACAACGCTTTAATGCTTCAGTTTGGAAGTTATACGATGGTCGTTATCTAATTAAATTGCCAGAAACAATCAACAGTATTGAAGAATGCGATTGTCAAAGTGTTGGCAACGACAGTACAGAATATGTTATGCAACCATATAATGAAGAACCTCGTGACAATGAAGTTCATATGGCTCGTGCTGATCTTTATCGCACAGCAAAGTTAGCTATTATGCTACATGAAATGTTAAAAAATATTGACGAAAACCAAGGACTTGATGGCTGGGTGCAGCGTAAACTAACTCGCGCCGCAGATTATATTGAAAGCGTATTTGATTATATGGATTATGAAATGCGCTATCCAGAAGAAATGAATGAAGACCCGCAAGTTCCTGGCCAATTGCAACCACCGCAAGGGCAACAATCGCCGCAAGTTCCTGGACAAAAAGCACCAGCACCTGTATCTGGAGCAAATCAAACTCCAGGAATGGTTAAAATGGCAAAGGTTGATACAAACGGAAAAATTCAAGGCCAACCAATTGTTGTACCTGCTGCGCAAGTTAAATCTAAACAACAAGCTGGATTCCATGTAATAGGCGAAAGTGCTAGTTCTGGCGCAAGTGGCGCTGGTGGCATAGCCGTTGGTGGCATGAATGGTGGTGCTGGCAGCAGTAGCGTTGGTTCGCTATTTGGTGGCACTTACAATCAGAAAAAACGCAAGAAAAAAAAGCTAGAAGGCACTATGACTGCTGCTGAAAAAGAAAGCAGCGGCCCAAAATTTACTGGCTATTGGAAAGGCACTGATAAGAAAATTCCTGGCAAGAAAATGGTAGGCGGTGGAGTTTAACATGAAAATAAATGAAATAATTTTAGAAGATTATGAATTATTATCCGAAGCAGACATGAAAGTGACTGGTGATAAAATATTGCAAGCACTTGCATGGGGATTGCAAAAAGGCGCTAAAGGCGTTTTTTGGGTTGTCACAAATCCAATTAAAGCTATTTCGTTGGCTGCGGTTGCAACTCATCCAAAAGGTGCATGGAATCTTGCCAATCTTACTTTTAATTTGATATCTGATCCTGTTGCAACAGGAAAAATTCTTGCAAATCAAATAACTCCATGGGCAGATTCTGCAAAAGCTGCAAGTGATCTTTCTATGATTATTGGTGATAATTTGCCAAGCGCAGCAATAACTGGTCTTGCTAAACTAGCAGTTTCATATGCGTTGCCAGTTGCTGGTGTTATTGCGCTACTTTACGGCGGCAATAAACTGTATAACTATCTTAAATCAAAAAATGCGTTACCGCCAGAGCAACCAGCGCAGCAACAAAAGCAACCATTAAAGCCAGCTTACAACCAAACTGTTTCGCTAAAACCACAAGCAAAACCTGCTACTGCTCCAACTGCACCAGCGCAGCCAGCAAGAGAACCTGCGAGAGTGTAATGAGAATAAAAGATGTAATCTTAGAAGCAAGCAGCCCAGCGCAGCAAGCAGCTATTGCTATCAATATGAAAAAGCGTGGCAAGAAGCCAAAACATGATGAAAGTGTAATGGAAGCAGATGCAACTGATACAGTCAGTATGGATATTCCACTGCTACTTCGCATGATGGAATATGCTCGTGAAGATGCAAAGACCGATGAAGATTTGCATGATGTTGCTGAAAAGATGATTGCACTGAGCAAGAATCACGATTATCTTTGCATGGACAACTATAATGAAATCGTTGGCAGTGCTGCACACGACCATGTTGAAGAAAGTTGCCCACACTGCGGTGGCTTGATGCTACCAGAATCACGCCTAAATGAAAAGAAAGATGCTTGCTATTATAAAGTAAAGAGCCGTTATAAAGTATGGCCAAGTGCATATGCAAGCGGTGCGCTAGTTACTTGCCGCAAGGCTGGTGCTAAAAATTGGGGTAATAAATCCAAATGAAAGCGGAAGAAATTCTTGGCGAAGCATGCTGGAAAGGTTACCATAAAGAAGGCATGAAGACTATGTTTGGAAAGAAATATCCAAACTGCGTCAAGAATAAAAAGAAACGCAGCGAGAGCACAGAAATCAGTTGTGATCCAATAAGTGAAAGTACTTTATTGGAACAAGTTGATTATTGCATACATTGTAAAAATCTAATACTGCCAGAAGCAAGTGGCAATCTTCATAAGTGGTTCAAAGATAAGTGGGTTAATATCGGTAAGAAAGTAGGCGGTAAACATCCACCATGCGGAACAAGCGGTAGTAAAAGTGGCTATGCTAAATGTGTACCAGCAGCAAAAGCCCGTAGTATGAGTGCATCAGAAAAAAAGAGTGCGGTTACCCGTAAACGCAAAGCACAAAATGCATCAGGGCGTGGCGGCAAAGACACTGGTGGCAACGGAAAAGCTCCAATCCGTGTAAGCACTAAAGCAAAATAAATAATATGTTAGGATTTATAAAATGAGTGATATGCGTTATATAATTGAAAAACTTACAGCAATACAAGAAAACAGACCAACTATTGGTGATGGTGTGTTCTTAGAATTTGGCAATGCAATTGAAGTAGAAACGCATATCATGGAAATGACCGATGATGGCGATGGCATTATCCTCATGGCCGATGAAAAACTTATGAATATGCTTGAAAATTTAGATGATATAGAAGATAAGCATGGTTCACCGTATGATCGCGGTCGTGCGGATTCTTACTATGGTCGCAGACACAATCCACACAAGCTTGTTCCAAATGATCATGGTGGTCACAGTCATGAAAAATTAACTGACCCAAGTGAAGTAGAAGCATATTCCAAAGGCTATCGTGAAAACACTGACACAAAAGATTGGGGCGAAAGCATTGAAGAAGGTGAAGTAGTTTCACTAAAAAACAATGAACAAACCCTAAAACGATTGGTAAAAATGTGGTGGAATGGCGATGAAGAAAAACATGCACACGCCGCAAAAATGCTTGATAATATGGGATGGGATGTTGAGGAAGAAGACGATGATGTCGTTCTATATAAAGGCGATCAAGAAGTTCGTTTCTTTATGGACGATCTTTACGAAGCAGAATATCATGGTCGCAAGGTTCAATTGAATAAACCCCATAGAGGGGATGTTAAAAAATTTGCTGTCTTCGTTAAAGACCCTAAAACAGGCAATGTAAAAAAGGTGAACTTCGGAGACCCAAATATGAGGATTAAAAAGTCAAATCCAAAACGCCGAAAATCTTTTAGAGCAAGACACAAATGCCATACTGCTAAAGATAAAACAACAGCAAGATATTGGAGTTGCCGTAAATGGTAATTTCAAAAACTTATTCTGTTTACAAAATTACAAATAATGTAAATGGTAAATCATATATTGGGTTTACTGGTAATACAATATTTGAAAGATTTGAACAGCATAAGAAAGATGCTTTAAAAATTCGTGACAATAGAAAATTTTATAATGCCATAAACAAGTATGGAGTTGATGCATGGAATATAGAATTATTAGAATCGGTTGAATCCGCAGAAATTGCTAAACAAAAAGAAATAGAACTTATAGAAAAATTTGATACCTTTAATAATGGATATAATTCTACAAAAGGTGGCGATGGCAATAATGGCATAATTATGTCAGAAGAGTCAAATGCAAAAAGAAGTAAAGCATTAAAAGGTATTGCTAAAAATTATACAAGAATGCATGGTAAAATCCATTCAGAAGAATCTAAAAAGAAAATATCTGAATCACATAAGGGTAAGAAAAAACCTTGGGTAAAGTGGGAAAAATCTATTATAGAGAAACGGGCGATGACTCGTCGTGGCTTGACAAAGGAACAATTTGATTCCATCCATTTGTTAAAAAATGAAGGTTTAACATCAAGAGAAATATCAACCAAATTAAATTTATCACGGGATATGGTCAAAAAATGGTCCCTTAAAGAATGGGACTTCATGTAATGTTGTTAACAGAGTTATTTGACTTGGATGAAGCCGCTGGCGTAGGAGTAGTTCCTGCTACTAAAAAGGCGGCAAAAGACCCTCGTTATGCCAATGCGTTGACTGTTGATATTCATCCAGGCGAAACACAAAAGCAAGCAGCTAAGTTTGGTAACAAAACAGACAAACTTGGGCGTCCTCCTCAATTAAGGTCAGACGGCAAAGTATAATGCCAGAACTAAAATACATATCTTGTATACTGCCTACTGCTAAAAAACAAACGCCGCATCATGGGCCAGATAGAGCAGGAAATTGGCATGGCAATTATCGTGGACCTGATTTTGATTATAAATTTAATGACTATGGGTTTCGTGGTCCACAAATAGAAAGAGATACACCAGCATTAGCAAGTTTTGGTCCTAGTTTTTCTGTTGGCGTGGGAATACCAGTAGAATTACGCTTCTGTGATCTAGTAGCAAAAAAACATAATTTAACAAACTTTAGCTTTGCCAGCACAGGCGGTGATAATCTTGCTATAATGCGCAACATTAATTCATTTTTTAACAGCTCATGTGAAAATATCGATGTTAAATTACTAATAGTTATGTGGGCAGACTGTGCTAGGTTTTCATATGCTGTACCTACCAAAGATGATTATGTTCGTGTTACCCGTGGTCCTGGGTGGATTGATGAGATGACTGAAGAAGAACAAAATCATATGATATACTGGAGTCAAAACTGCAGCGAATTGCACTTGTTAGAGTATGTTCGAACCGTTGATCTATTGGCAAAATTGCATAATATACCTGTTATCCAAGTTAGTACAAATTTTGTTAAAATAAACTTTAATGTAGAAAGTTTTTATTCCAAACCTGTATGGTATGAAAGCGATCAGATGAAAGATTTTATTGCATGGAAAGATTTTGGGCGAGATAACCATCCAGGAATTAAAACGCATCAAAGTGTAGCCAATATTATAAATGCAATTATAAAAAACAATATATTAGCGTTAAGTAAATAATAATATATCAGTTAATAAGACTAGTCTATGAAAAAAAATTAGTAATAAATACATTAAGCCAAGGAATATCATATGACTGAGAAAGTTAATTTAACATGGGTTGTTGCACACGAACCACTGCACTTATTTCTTAGAACAGCAAATGCATTTAAGAATATTATTGAAGAACAAACAAATGGTAGAATCAATGTAACAATTTTAACAAAATCAGAATTTTATAATGATCCAAATGCTGCTAACAGAAGAGGATTTTTTAGTGATTTAGTTAATAATCGTTTTCAGATGGCGCAATTTCAAACTACTGCACTTGGTACAAAATATAAAAATTTTCACATTTTTGATTTACCATTTTTATTTAAAGATCATGCACATGCAACCAGAGTACTAGATGGTTCAATTGGCGAAAATTTGCTTGATTTATTAAGCAAAAACACCAAAGTTAGAGGCTTGGCATTTACATATAGTGGTGGATTTAGAGTGATGGTATCAAATTCACCAATTAAGAATTTGGAAGATATTAAGGGAAAAACAATTAGTTGTTCTGAAAGCCCTATTGCAGAAGAAATATATAATATTCTAGGAGCAAATCCTGTATTGGATCGCAGTGGACATGATTTATCAGTGCACTTTGATGAGAACCCAGATATTGATTTTGATGGTGGTGAAACAACATTAGTTCGCTTTGACAGAGTAAAAGAAAAAACTCCTTATATTACAAATACAAAGCATAGTTTATTTCTAACAACTATCGTAATATCAAATGAATTTTGGGATTCATTATCCAACGAAGATAAGGAATTATTCAAAGATGCTGCTAAGAAAACAGCATTGGCTGAGCGTCAAGAAACAATCACAGATAGTGAAGCATTTGTGGATGAAAGTAAATCAAGATGCGCAGGATTCTTTGAATTTACAAAAGAAGAAATGGTAAAATTTAAAGAAGCAACATTAGAAATTTATAGTTCTGAATTGCTTAAAAAACTTTTTATACCAGCAATTGTTAAAAAGATTAGAACAGCATAAAATGAAAATTAACGAGATTATTTCCGAAGCAGCGATGAGTGTAGGCATCCAAGGCCGTAGACCAGTAAGTGCGGGTGCTCGTGGTCTTATGGCTGCTCGTTGGAAATATGACAATATTGTTCGCAGTGCAGAACCAAACAATATGAAAAATGCAGTTGCAAGACTAGCTAGCAGATTGCCAGAAATAGAAAAAATAGATTATGATAGCATAGATCATGAAATGCAAAGCATTTGCATGGCATTTCAGATTGATCCAAAAGACTTACACAATGCATTTATTGCAAAATACCGCATGATTCCAGATGATTATGCAAAAAAACTTAAAAAAGATCGGGCAAATCGTCCAAAGTCTGTATAATAACTTCTCTTTTTTTGTAAGGTTTTCTTTTTACACCTATATCACTTCGTGGTTTAGTATTTGGTCCTTTATTTCGTGTTTGTTTATAATCTATATTCTTTTTATATTTCAATCCAACACGAGTGGTAGACCTTTTTTTCATTGCTTCTTCTGGTAATTTTTTACCTAAACAAGCAATGCGTGATTTTGCAGCATGTTCAGGGGATTGCGGTCCTAATTTTTTTCCTTTCATTTTTTTTGAAATTGCTGCACATTGCTCTGGTGTTGCGACCCATTTATTTCCACTTACGCCCTCGCCGCCATCGCTGCGATTTATTAATATTCCAGTATTATTATTTTTGCGACCATGCCAAGCAATCATACGACGCTCCAGTGCAAACGCACCTAATTCAGTAAGATTACTTTCTAATATGATTATTTTGGTTTTATCTTTTGGAACAGGGACATTTTTATGTTGATTCCATGCTCTACTCTTGTATCCTTTGCCAATATAATATGGTGTTCCTGCATCGGATGTGATAGAGTCTATACTACGAATGTATGCATATACATAATATCCACTTGGTGGATTTTGTTTGGTAAATACCATTGCTGTTGCCCTCCCAGGCGATAGAGTAGATGGGACTGCGAATCCGTGATCTACACTATTATTTATCATTTTTATATAGACAAATACCAATAATAGTAATATATTAATAACATGACCGTCAAAACCGTCCTAAATCCGTCTAATACAACATTTATAACAACGCCAATCGGTGCTGTTGGCGCAATTGGTTCATCTACAACATATACAATTTCTGGTGGCGGCGGTGGCGGTGGTAATGGCGGCACTGGATATCTATCAAATACTGGTTCTATGAATTGGTCTACTGTAAGCCCAACAGTATCAATAACTAGTAAAGAATTGCAATTTACACCACAAGATAAAGGTGATGCAATTATTAGAACCAATCACAACGAAATAAATCTTGATAAATTATATAAAACTGTTATGATGATTGCAGATAAGATGATGATTATCGCAGATGATCCATACTTTACCGAAAAGTATCCTACGCTAAAGGATGCATATGAACAATACCATACCCTATTAGAACTTTACAAGCAAGGAGAAGAAAGTGGCGACTAGAAATTTTAATGCAGAGGAACGCACGAAACTTAAACAATTGATGAGCGAAAGTATCTCGGTAATGACTGAGGTAGAAGTGCTTACTGGCGGACTTAACGATACTATTGCTGCAATTGCAGAAGAAATGCAAATTAAACCAAGTCTTCTAAAGAAAGCAATTAAGATGGCGCAGAAGCGTGACTTTGACAAGGCCCGTGAAGACCTTGATATCATTGAAAGCATTCTTAACAGCACTAACAATTTGGATAGCGAATAATAAATGGCATATGTAGATGCATTACTTGACCGAAAGAATGAAAAAGTATTCGTTGTAGAACGAGTAGATGGCAAGCGCATCTATAAAGATTATCCAATAAATTATGTATTTTACTATGAAGATGGCAACGGGAGTTTCAAAAGTATATACGACACTCCTGTTCGCCGTGTAAACTGTCGCAGCAGTCGTGAATTTCACAATGAATTAAAAGCGCATGCTGGCAAGCGATTGTTTGAATCTGATGTTAATCAGACATTTCGTTGTTTAGCAGAAAACTATCTAGGTAAGGACTCGCCACAACTACAAACAGCGTTTTTCGATATTGAGACGGACTTTGATAGCGTCCGTGGATATAGCACCCCAGATGATCCGTTTACTAAGATTACTGCTATCACATTATATCTTGATTGGCTAGACCAATTAATCACGCTGGCAATGCCGCCAAAAACAATGACAATAGATGAAGCAAATATAATTGCTGCTAAGTTTGATAACACTTTTATCTTTGAAAAAGAAAGTGATTTGCTTCTTACATTCTTAGAACTTATTGAAGATGCTGATGTGTTAAGTGGATGGAACAGCGAAGGGTTTGATATTCCTTATACTGTTAACCGTGTTGCGCGTGTACTAAGCAAAGACGATACTCGTCGATTCTGTTTGTGGAATCAATTTCCAAAAGAACGAGAATATGAAAAATACGGTAAGACTAGCCACACATATGATCTAGTAGGACGAGTGCATCTAGATTATATGTTGCTTTATCAGAAGTACACTTATGAAGAACGCCATTCTTACAGCCTTGATGCTATTGGCGAATATGAATTAAATGAGCGTAAGACCGCATATGAAGGGTCTCTTGACCAGTTATATAATCGCGACTACGAAACATTTATTCAATATTCTCGTCAAGATGTCGCGCTTCTCAATAAGTTAGATAAGAAACTTCGCTTCCTTGACCTTGCAAATGAAATTGCGCATGATAATACCGTGCTGCTGCAAACAACTATGGGCGCAGTTGCTGTAACAGATCAGGCAATTATCAATGAAGCGCATCGCCGTGGCATGGTAGTTCCCAATCGTCGTCCGCGCAGTGATGAAATCAATACACAAGTTGCTGGCGCTTATGTTGCATATCCTAAAAAAGGATTGCATGATTGGATTGGTGCAATTGACATTAACTCACTGTATCCATCTGTAATTCGTGCACTCAACATGGGTCCAGAAACAATTATTGGTCAACTGCGTCCTATTATGACAGAAGCGTATCTAAAATCTAAGACCGATGAAGGTAAATCACTTGCTGCTGCATGGGAAGGCTTGTTTTCTTCGCTGGAATATACTGCAGTTATGAACCGCGAGGTTGGCACAGAGATTACACTAGATTGGACAGACGGCAAGAGTGAAGTTTATAGTGCTGCTCAAATCTTTGACATGATATTTGACAACTATGCGCCGTGGGCGTTGAGTGCCAATGGAACTATCTTCAATCTTGAACATCAGGGTATTATTCCAAGTTTGTTAGAGCGTTGGTATAGCGAGCGCAAAGAATTGCAAGCTAAGAAGAAAGAAGCAAAAGACCCAAAAGAAGTTGCGTTTTGGGATAAGCGTCAGTTGGTTAAGAAGATTAACTTGAACTCACTATATGGAGCTATTCTTAATGCAGGGTGTCGCTTCTTTGACCAACGCATTGGGCAAAGCACCACGCTATGCGGACGCACGATTGCCAAGCACATGGATGCGACAGTTAATCAGTTGATTATGGGTTCATATGATCATGTAGGTGAAAGCATTATCTATGGTGATACTGATTCTGTTTACTTCTCTGCTTGGCCAGCAATCAAAAACGATGTTGAAAGCGGCATGATGGAATGGAACAAGGAAATCTGTGTGCAGTTATATGATTCTATTGGTGAACAGGTCAATCTAACTTTTCCAAAGTTTATGTACGAAGCATTTCATACTACGCCAGAACTTGGTTCTATCATCAAGGGTGGTCGTGAACTTGTAGCATCTCGTGGGTTGTTTATCACCAAGAAACGCTATGCTGTATTAATCTATGATTTGGAAGGGAACCGTCTTGATAAAGATGGCAAGACAGGAAAATTAAAAGCAATGGGGCTTGATCTTAAACGGTCGGATACTCCAAAGATTGTACAAGATTTCCTAAGTGATGTATTAAAGAAAGTGCTTGATGGCGCAGATAGAGATGAAATTATTAAACATGTTCGTGCTTTCAAGTACACATTTAAAAATCTTCCGAGTTGGGAGAAAGGCACACCAAAGCGTGTTAATAAGTTAACATACTATGGCGATTTAGAAAAACGCCAAGGCAGAGCAAACATGCCAGGCCATGTTCGTGCGGCGATTAACTGGAATAATCTACGCAAAATGCATGGTGATTCTCGCAGTCTTGAAGTTGTAGATGGCATGAAAACCGTTGTATGCAAACTCAAAGATAATCCACTTGGTTTAACTAGCATTGGTTATCCAACAGATGAGTCTCGTATACCTCAATGGTTTAAAGATTTGCCGTTTGACCAACAAGAAATGGAAGATACAATCGTAACACAAAAGGTAGACAATCTACTAGGTGTGCTAGATTGGGATATTAGTTCACATACAAACATCACAAACACTTTTACAAATTTGTTTGAGTTCTAATATGCACTTGTTAGAAAAACAAACTTATTATAATAATTTAAAAAAAGCCAGAGACCACCATCGCGAAGTTGGCGATCAATATACTGAGATTGCTAATTTATTAGATACAGTTTTAGAAAAAATGAATGTTAGCTTAGCATATGACAAGCAAGTGTTAGCTATCAACAACCAGACAATATGCGATAAACTTAAGCACCAAACACTAGAGACACGAAGATCATTTATTGAACTGAATAAATTCAATGACAGCGATTTAGAATTTCTATCAGGAGCGTTAGCTGGCGAAAGTTCATTTAATGCTCCGACTTTAGAATTGTTTCCAGGCTCTGGGCAGTTTTTAGAATTTGCGCTAGCTGCCGAACCGCTATATATTGCTGATAGGTTTATAGAAGTATGCGATAGCGCAGCAGAAAGTTTACAAAATAACTTTTATGTAGATCGTAGATTGCGGAAATATAAAGTAGATTATTTTAGCTTGCGCAGTCTTCCGCAAGGCGTGTTTAAATTAGTATATTGCTTTAATGAATTTTTCTTTGCGGATGAAAAATATATTTTAGCTTGGAGTAAATTAGTATATAATCTTTTAAGTGAAGGTGGAAAATTTGTATTTAATTTTCTACCAAATGACGAACCGTGGGCTATCGGACACAACCAACGATTTGAATTTTCAACTATTGATCAACAAATGATAATAAGTGAATTAGAAAAACAAGGTTGGGAACTAGAACAAGTATCAATTCGTCAAACTAAGGCAAGTTATATAAAAGTAAAAAAACCAGGCATACCCGACGATAAATTAAAAATAGCTGGTGGTATTGCAGAAATTATTGACTTGTAATAATAACAAGAGTATAATCTAGAAAAAGGTAAAAACAGATGAAAGATTTTCTTACAGATATCGTTTCCCACACGCAAGCATTAGGTATCATAGACACGGTAAAGATTACTGGCGATGATACTGCAACGGCTATTGATAGCGTCAGTGAACAACGCGAAGTAATTGTTAGAGCAAAGTTTAATACAGTTAATCCTAGTTTTAATGGCACATTTGGTATGCCAAATCTAGCTAAGCTTAGTACTATTCTTAATATTCCCGAATATAAAGAAAATGCAAACATCACTCTTGTGACACAAGAACGAAACGGAACAACAGTTCCTACTGGATTGCATTTTGAAAATGCCGCAGGTGATTTCAAAAACGATTATCGTTTTATGTCTACTGAAATGGTAAATGAGAAACTTAAAACGCCTAAGTTTAAAGGCGCTACTTGGAATATTACTTTTGAACCAACTGTAACAAATATTACCAGACTGAAGTTTCAATCTCAGGCTAACAGCGAAGAAAAGATGTTTACTGCCAAGACAGAAAACGGTGATCTTAAGTTCTATTTTGGCGACCATTCTACACACGCAGGTAACTTTGTATTCCAAAGCGCAGTAACTGGTAAGTTACTAAAAACTTGGAGTTGGCCAGTTGGGTTGTTCTTAAGCATCTTGAACCTGCAGGGCGACAAGATTGTTCAATTCAGCGATGATGGTGTAGCACAGATTATGGTTGATAGCGGTCTTATTAAATATGAATATCTGTTACCCGCAAAGGCATAACAATGAGCACGATTGAAGATATAGCAGAAAAGCATGATGACTTAACGGTATTTCTTTCTTGTGAATGCCATTCCCCTGAACATACTATTATTGTTCAAGTTTTTGATTGGGGCGATAATCTGCCCTATAAACCAGATTTTATTGTGAATGTTCAGGCTTCAAATTACCGTTCATTTTTCAGACGAGTTTGGGCTGCGCTTAAGTATGTTTTTGGCGCAGACTTGATTTGGAATGATGTAATTGTAGATAGGAAGGATATTCCTAAACTACAAGCAGCAATTGATCACTATAATAATTTACTTGACAAAGAAAAGAAATCAGACTAATATAAGAACTATGGTACTGGCAGTTCCATAATAATATTAACCTCTAGAAAAAAGAGAAACAAATGATTCGTAATTCAACTGTAAACCGTGTATTCAATGATTTGGATGCATATCGCAATTTCTGCCGTGAATATGGGTTCGCCTTTAATGAGGCAGACCTTTACCGTCGCAACACTCCGTATGGTCAATACGAAAAAGTACGGCGTGGTGAATATATTCGAAATAACTGGGAACTAGATGCTGCATTGATTGTAGAATCTAGCCACAATACTTCACATTAATTAATAGGTTCTGCCAGTGCCAAACCTAGATGTTTCAGTCTACAACAAAGACGAAAATAAAATAGCAAGATTTCCACTTGCAAAATTGAATAATACGCCTAGATATGGGCTATGGAATAAACGCAATATAGCGATGTCTCAATTAAAAGAAATTTTTAATCAGCATGGATTGCGTAACGGACAAGATTATGTATTTCTTCAACTTGATAATGGTACAGAATTACCTGTTATGTTCGCAGATGAAGAGAATGTAAGTTTTTTTATGTTGGCTTATGTATGTCAAAAAAACCCTTAATACTTGAATTTCCAAGCAAATCCCTTACTCAACGACCGATATCAAATGGTTATGCAATTGATCCAGGCGAGTATATAGAAGGCGGTGCACTTAATGCCAACTATCAAGATGTAGAAGCTGCTTGTATTATCTGCAACGCTATGGGCGAAGCAGGTTACAGATATAATATAGATTTTACATTTTTAACTTGCGGGGTGGGCAAAGTTCATATACACTTTCTTAATAAAGAAGCGGCAGCACACGCTGCTATGAGATTACCTATGCAGAAAGAAAAATACGATGATTAGTGAAGAAAGAATTTGGGGGCATTTTACAGTGCTATATGATACTGGAAATGTAAAAGTAAAAGAACTTGTTGTAAAGCCAAGTCATTGCTTAAGTTATCAAAAACATAGTAAACGCAGTGAGTTTTGGGTTGTGAAAAGTGGCGTAGCAAGAGTTGTAAAAAACTTCAATGGTGCCTTAGAAAATGATCGAACTGCAGTTTTACAGGTAGGTGAAACTGTTTCAATCCCAGTTGATACTTGGCACCAAATTATTAATATTGGCAAAGAACCACTCGTTATTATTGAAACGCAATATGGCGAAGCATGTGAAGAAGATGATATTGAAAGGAAATTCCAATGATGCGCTGGTTTGATAAATGGTTTCAAAAGCAAGCAAAGAAGGCTTGGGAAGCAGAACAAAAAGAACAACATAATTTGATATACATGGATGCAAGTCCCAAAACGATAGGAAGAGGCAGTGCAAATACAATTGATGCCAGTGGTATTAATATGAAACTTCATGTTGCTAATGGTGGATATATTGTAGAGTTTCATCGTTATGATGATCACAAAGATCGTCCATTTAATGAACTTCATGTCATCAATGATGGTGAAGATTTAGGGCAGCGTTTAAGTGAAGTCATCGTTCAGTACATTATAAGTAATAGGTAATGGACGAAGATTTTGAATACGATACAGGTCGTGTAATTCCTCGTGATAGTGCTGGTTGGCGTGAATTTGAATTTAACCGTGTCAAAAAAATAAAAGATTTTTTGACGATGGGAAATATTGATCCCGATGATGCATTTTTTAGGGTTCCGTGGCGTGATCAGGCAAAACTCCAACAGCAGCATCCAGCACTTGCAGAAGCTTGGGACCATTATATAGTTCTGCTATCAATGATATACGAGGAAGAAAATGGAACCAGACCTTGATATAACGGATGAAGAAGTAGAATATTTGATGTTAAAGTACATCCGTGATCAGACCTATGCTGGTCGTGCCGTAATTCCCGCAACGGAAATCTATGAATACTTGCAATGTGAAGCACCTGCCGATGCAGAGCAAATATACATGGTTTTGGTCCCAGATGCCCTAGAAATCATTAAAAAATACGAAGCTGAACACCCCTTACATTAAAAATAACCCTTGACAAGACCAATAAATATGTTATATTAGTTATAGTCAATTGGAGAACTACTATGCGCAAGACCCTAGCTATCTTACTTGCAACCGCAACATTAATTACCGCAACAGCGGCCAATGCCGATGACTGGCGTTACCATCATGGTCCTCGTCCTGGATATGGCGGTGGTGGTGGTGGCGATTGGGTTGCTCCCCTTGTTGGTGGTTTGATTGTTGGTGGTATTCTAGGCGGCATGGCACAGCAGAACCAACAGCAGTATTACCCACAACCACAATATTACCCACAGCCACAATATTACCCACAGACATTCTGTCGTTGGGTTCCTATGTATGATGCATGGGGTAATTTCGCAGGTCGCCAACGCCAATGCTGGCAACAATAAAGGTATAAAATGGGATTACTCGACAAGCTAATCGGCAAATTAATTAACAAAGACGCTAACGCCTCTTCTGTAACAACAGAAAGCGCACCACTAGCCTCTACTCAAACTAGCACAAAACCCAAGAAACCTCGTAAACCAAAAGTAAAAAAGGTTGAAGAGGCACCAGTTGAAGAAAAACCAGTAGATGCTCAACCAGAAGTAAAAGTTCTTAAGTTTGATTTTGATCCTGCAAACCCGCAGATTGGGTCTATGGAACTTGATTGGAACGCAGAATTTATTGAGATGTTGCGACAAGCTGGTTATCGTGGAGTTAATCCAGAAGCATTGGTAGATGCATGGCTCAATGACATTGCTCGTAATATACTAGCAACTTCACAGGCCAATGTACAAAATCTTGATGGAAGCCGTTATATCAGTCGCACTGATCTAGGTGACGGCAAAACAGAAGTAAGATAATACTTGACAATTAACCCCTAACATACTATATTAGGTCTTATGAAATATCTTCTCGTAGATACAGCTAATCTGTTCGCTCGTGCTCGTCATAGCAGTGCTCGTGGCGCTGATATGTGGCAGCGCATTGGTCTTGCGTTGCATGTGACATTCACAAGCATTTTGAAAGCACATCGTCAGCATAAGCCTGACCATATCATCTTTGCACTTGAGTCACGCAGTTGGCGCAAAGATCATACGGCTAGCTACAAGGCTAATCGTAAAGTAACTAAAGATAAAATGACTGTACGCGAAGCCGAAGAAGACAAAGAGTTTTGGCAGTGCTATGAAGAGTTGACCAATTGGTTAAATGATCGTACTAATGCAAGCGTTATTAAAGTAGAACAAGCCGAAGCAGATGATATCATTGCTCGTTGGATTGCACTGCATCCATCTGATAGCCATGTTATTCTTAGCAATGACAGTGATTTTCATCAGTTGTTAGCAGAAAATGTTACTATGTACAATGGGTTAGCCAATCATCATATTACCTTAGAAGGCGTATTTGATGACAATAACAAGCCAGTTATTGATAAGCTAACCAAGAAACACAAGACTGTGGGCGACCCTAAGTGGATACTTTTTGAAAAGTGTATGCGGGGCGATCCTACAGATAATGTGATGTCAGCATGTCCAGGCGTTCGTGTCAAGGGTACAGCCAAGCGGGTTGGACTTACCGAAGCCTTTGCTGACCGCGACCGTAAGGGCTGGGCGTGGAACAATTTAATGCTACAGCGTTGGGTAGATCATGATGGCGTAGAACATCGCGTTCTTGACCGTTATGATGCCAACCGTGTGCTTATTGATCTCACTGCCCAGCCCATAGATATACGGGATAAAATTGATACTGCTTTAATGGCAGTTACTACAAGAGAAAATCGTCAGATTGGTACGCAGCTTATTAAATTCTGTGCAAAGTTTGAACTCAACAAGATAAGCGAAAATGTACAGCCTCTGGCAGATGCACTTAGTAAACCACTTATAAAGGAAACAATACATGCGTAATTTTTTCGTAAAATATTTTCCGTGGGCAGTTCTCGCGGTTTTTGGATATGAAATTTTTCATTATTGGAATATTGATCAAGATCGTGTTTTAATGGATATTGTTGCTGCCATTGGTTGGGCTTCGTTTATTGAAGTTCGTAGTGAATATAATTCGCTATTTGACATGATTGAAGGAAAGATTAAAGATGACACTCAAGGCTAAGAATATTGTAGAAAATCGTTTTTGGATCATTGAAAACGAAAAAGGCGAGCGCATTGGGAACATTGCGCAAACTACTAGCGGCGTTCGATGCACCGTTAGTGATACCATGGAAGAATTTCCAACTCTACAAGAGATGATGGAAAGAAAAAATATTACTATCTCTAAACGAGCAAAAGATTTTAAAAACCCCATTAAGACCAATGAAGTATATGGTTATCCAACCAGTCATACTGCTCATAATCATATTTGGAATGTAAAGTTAAAACTTCCGCTATACACTAAGAATGATAAGAGTAGCAGTTTTTATTGTGCAGGTTATTATGTAATTAAATTTGATAATACTTGGACACTTGCGTATTCGCCTAAGTTGATTACTCTTCAACGATATGAATACTGCGGTCCATTTAAGACTAAGATTGAACAAACAGAACGATTTAGGAATTTAAACAATGAGACCGCCTAATCTTTTTTGGATAAGAAAATTTAATGAGCGTGGAAAATCACTTAGTGGAAATAATAAACATCTCATTGATGGCGAAGAACTTCGTAATGTAATAAATGAACTTACAGATTTACTTGCATACACGCTTGAATTAGAAAGCCAAATTGAAGATTTAAAAAAGAAAATTAATGATAACGAAGTTATTGAAATTGTCATGGAAGGAAAAAATTTTTAACTGCGCATATTATATTGATAAATATTAATGCGTAAAATCAACAATGTCAAGACCAAAACCTCAAATTATATTAGAAATAACGAATAAAACTACTTACAAGTCAGATCAGGTTTTGGCTAGCGAAGGTATTTGGGCTATCTTTTATGATAACAATCCAATTAACTTCAAAACCACTTCTATGTTAGCGCAGTATCCTGGTCCAAAGTATAAAAAAACAAGTTTTTCAAATCCTGGTCATGCGATCAATCTTTGTAAAAAACTTAACATACAATTTAAAACTACTAAATTTAGCGTAGTGTTGTTGAACAGTGGACCAACCGTTTACCCAACAAAATAAAAAATCTAAAACTGAATGGACACATGAGTTATATCATTTAGCCCATGGCGAAGATGCATTTATTCCAAACATAAATCAAAAAAATATCTATATTCTTTATTGGTACAATAACAATAAAAATTTTGGGTTTAGACTTAATAATACTGCGTTTGAACTAATGCGCAATTATGGCTATAAATTTTATGAACATCATATCGATAGACGCAAATATCAAATAAACGGCAAAGAAATTGTGCTGATGGATCGATACCACAATCACCCTTGGTTTTATCAAATGAGCAAGGGGGAATTATTTCTAATGGATAACGAACTAAGCGTAATGCTGACACTTTGTGACAATAATTTAGGACAAGCCATTCAAAATATGTCTTGACAGATATATAATCCATGCTATATTCAAAATATAAGCAATGGAGAAAGGCAATGCGCAGCGCAGAAGCAAGAGAATTAGCAAAACCGCTGTATCGTCAGCGAATAGTTCTTGCCAAAAAAGGCAAAGGCAGTTATAATCGCAAGAAGCAAAAGGAAACTAGCAATGACTGATACCGTTTCTCTCAAAGATGCCATGACCGCTGCCGTAGCTGCTCAACGGATCAATGGCAAGTATATCAAGCGTTATGATGCCAAAGAAGGTGAATTGGCAAATGGCGCACTTATGCGCGAAGTTCTTAATCCAGAAATGGTAAACTTTAACCATTTGCCACAAGATATTAATTTGGCCGATGAAATTATTCAATATCTTGACAGCAAAATGATTGAACTTGTTGCAGGAACTCTTCATGATTATTGGAAGAATTTGGTTCTACTGACCGAACAAAAAGAGATTAATGCCAAGGATTTCAAGACCTTAGCACTGGTTGCCAGCGTCCCAAACTCCTATAAAAACGCTGTTGATCGGGAAAATTCTCGCGATGAAATTCGCCAAATTTCTGAAAACAGCCGTCATATTGGACAGGTTGGAGACAACATCTCCGCAGAAATTACTATTAAATCAGCGGTTTATAGCGCCAATTACAATAAGTGGTACCATACCGCAATTACTGCCGATAATTGCCTTGTTTGCTTCCCTCTCAGCGAACAACTGGCGCGTGGAACTGTCATTAATTTGACAGCCCGTGTTCACAAGCATGACGACAATAATCAGACCCGTTTGCACTATGTACGGATCAAAAAAGATGCTTGACAACCTTTAAATCCGTGTTATATTCATAATATAAGCAATGGAAAGGGATACTCCATGGACCACATCGAAGCCATCCGCATGGACCTAACCGCCCTAGAAACCACCTATGGACTTTATATGGACACTGGTCGGTATGACGAGGCCAACATGATCTGCAAGGCACTTGATAACAAGTGGAACATGCTGGTTGCGGCAATCCGTGCAGAAGACCCACATACCACGGAAGCCGATATCCGCTGCTTTGAAAATAACCCTTGACAACTCCTAAATCCATGTTATATTAAGTTATAGTCAATTGATGGAGAGCACGGATGCGCAATTCTTGGTCATTTTCTCAGTATGTGGAAGAAATCATCACCCTTAGCGAAATCGCTGAAATTCCTGGCATTGAGGAATCTCGTGCTGCTCTTATCACGGAAATGTGGGCTAAATTTCCTAACGAATGTGTGGCAATTGGTCTCACAGACGGGGTTAAAAAATAACCCTTGACAGCCTTTAAATCTGTGTTATATTAGTAATATAAGCAATGGAGAGATACACATGACGCAATCTGAACAAATCTGCTACGGCATGTCCAGAGTCGATATCCGTGACCAATATATCAACAGCCTCTCTGCCAAAGTGATTGGCATGGAAATGGTTGTCATGAGTATCCTTTCCGATTGTCAGGAAATGATGGATAGAAAAAATTCATCAATTCCGTCCCCAAATGTAGATGAATTTATCCGTCAGCAGTTAAATATCGCCAAATTTCTTATAAAAGAAATGATGTTAAATAAACCAAAAAGTGCTTGACAATCCCTAATTCTGTGTTATTGTTATAATATAAACAGCAACGGAGATTTCCCATGGATATGCAATCTGGTCTCGCCGCTATCATTGAAAAGTCCAAAGCCGATTATCTTGCTTGGAATGGCAATCGTACTAGTGATCCAATCGTCGCCAAGATGATTGAAGAATATAATGCCTCCCTCCGCATTGAAGAAGGCAGCAAGTATTTCAAGATCGTTCAGCGTAATTCGGTGCATTCCTTTGTGGTTAAGAAGGATGGTGGCAAGTTCCGTGCTGGCGATATTTTGAAACCTGCCTCTTGGAAGGCTCCTGCTATGAACTTTGCTCGTGGCAATGTTCTTGAAGGTAAACTTGATTGTATCCGTTGGACGGGTGCACTGTAAAAAAAGTCCTTGACAGAACAAAATAATATGCTATATTAAATTATAGTCAACTGATGGAGAAACAAAATGGCTAAGAACACTGACACTGCACTTTCCGAAGTGCGCACGGTTACCCTCGCTGCTGCAAAGCGTGAGGTCATGGTTTGCGCTCGTCGCAAGCGTCCTGTATTCCTTTGGGGTGCGCCTGGTATCGGTAAGTCCGAACTCGTTGCAGACCTTTGCGAAAGCATGGGTGGTAAGTTGTATGACTTGCGTCTTGCACTCATGGACCCTTCTGACTTGAAGGGCGTTCTATACTACAATCCTACTGTCGGCAATGCTATGTGGAATGCTCCGCCTGATCTGCCATCTGCAGAAGAAGCTGCCAAGTATCCTGTGGTATTCCTATTCCTTGACGAAATGAACAGTGCTGCACCTGCAACACAGGCTGCTGCTTACCAGTTGGTTCTTAATCGTCGTGTTGGTACTTATGAACTTCCTGACAATGTTGTTATCGTTGCTGCTGGCAACCGCGATACTGATCGTGGTGTAGTCTATCGTATGCCATCGCCACTTGCTAACCGTTTTGTTCACTTGAACTTGCGTGTTGACTTTGAGTCGTGGAATGATTGGGCTATCAACCATGCCATCAACCCTGATGTGGTTGCATATGTCACCTGTAATAAGAATGACTTGTTCAACTTCGATCCTCGCTCGTCAGGTGCATCGTTTGCTACGCCTCGCTCGTGGTCGTTTGTCAGCGAACTTCTGCAAGAAGACCTTAACGATACCGAACTCAATGACCTTGTGAGCGGTACGGTTGGTGAAGGTGTTGCACTCAAGTTTGCTGCCCACCGTAAGGTTGCAAGCCAGATGCCTAATCCTAGTGACATTCTGAACGGTAAAGTCAAGGAACTTCGTACTAAGGAAATCGGTGCCAAGTACTCGTTGACTGTTTCTATCTGCTACGAACTCAAAGACTCGTTTGTCAATCGCGGTGGAGACAAGATGAAGGAAAGCGATTACACTGCATGGCACGGTGAACTGGATAATGTGTTCCGTTTCTTCCTCGATCATATGGACACAGAACTGCAGGTAATGATGCTTGCTACCATCTTGCGCAATTACAAGTTGCCAATCAAGACTAGCAAGATGAACAACTACAAGGAATACCATGCAAAGAACGGTGATTATATTCTCGCCGCCGTGCGTGACTAATTCTCGCCCCATCGTTCTCCATCAGTGAGGGCGAGTTATAGGGGAGCAGTCCGTGAAACTGCTCCCCTATTTTTTTCTCTTGACAAACATCTATATTGTGCTATTATAAGTTATAAACATTGGAGAACATGATTATGGCTAAAAAGAACCAACCAGGCGCGGGCAAACTCAGTGATACCATCGACCAAAATAAAGACCATGACGCTCGTCAGGCAATCCTTAAAGCTCGTATTGCTCTTGTGCTCAAGCAACCCTTCTTTGGCAATCTTGCCATGCGGCTCAAACTGGTCAATGCTGATAGTTGGCTGACCACTGCTGCTACTGATGGTCGTCACTTCTACTATAACAGTGACTTTATCCTCAAGTTGCCTACCAACCAAATGATGTTCTTGTTCTGTCATGAGTTGCTTCATTGCGCTTATGACCATATGAACCGTGGTATTGGCAAACAGAAAGACATTGCTAACATTGCAATGGACTATGTAGTCAATGCTGATTGCATCAAGTATAACCTTGGTCAAAAAATTACGGTCGTGCCTGTCCTGTATGATCGCAAGTATGATGACTGGAATTTTGAACAAGTTTATGATGACTTGATTAAGAACGCACAGAAAATCAATATCGAAGATTTGCTTGACCAATTGCTCGATGACCACCTAGAAGGTAACAGCGGCAAGGGCGAAGGCGATAACGAAGATGACAAAGATGGTAAGGGCAACGGTCGTCCTAATCCAATGACACCAGAAGAGCGTCAGGCTATCAAGGACGAGTTCAAAGAAGCTATGCTTGCCGCTGCACAATCCGCAGGTGCTGGCAACACGCCTGGCAATATCAAGCGTATGATCAATGAACTCACGCAACCTAAGATCAACTGGCGTGAACTTATCACACAACAAATCCAGTCTACTATCAAGAACGATTACACTTGGACTATTCCTAACAAGAAAATGTTCTCACAGGGTTTTGTTCTGCCTAACATGCGCAAGGATCAAGCTATTGATGTTTGCATCGCAATTGATACCAGTGGTTCTATTGGCAATGACCAGTTGAATGATTTCTTTAGCGAAATCAATGGCATCATGCAGTCATATGATGACTACAAGGTTAAGATTTGGTGTTTTGATACGCAAATTCATAACCCGGTAGATTATACCACTGCTGATGGCGATGACCTCATCAACTATGAAGCTGCAGGTTTTGGTGGTACTGACTTTGATGTAAACTGGAAGTGGATGAAGAACGAAGATGTAAATCCAAAACTCTTTATTGTGTTTACCGATGGCGAACCATACGGTTCATGGGGTGACGAGAACTATTGCGATACAGTATGGATCATCCATAACAAGTATAACAAGACCATTGAACCACCATTTGGTATCCACGCTTACTACGAAGATTGATATAAAATGGTGCCGAAAAAAAATCGGCACCATTTTTTTATAGGTAAATAATAGATATCACGGAGAATAAAAATGAGTTATGAAATTACTAATGAACTTGCACCAACACAAGATACAAACTTGAGTATTGCAGATATTGGTTTTCTAGTACAGATTATTGAAGTTTGTTCTCAGCGCGGAGCATTTCGTGCCGAAGAACTAGCCACAGTAGGCGCAGTTTATACTAAGGTAAAGGCATTTGTCGTTGCCAATACACCAGCAACACCTGTTGCTGATCAACCAACAGAGGAAGTAAATCAATGAGTTTTTTTAAGCATGTTGGCAAAGTCAACAGCAAGAAGGTAATTATCGTACAGCGCCAATTGCCAATGCCAGAAGATCACATGGCAGTTGTTATCTATAGTGACATTATGCCAAGCAAGTATCATGATGATGTTATGCAAATTCTTGAAAGTGAAGCTGGGCAATCTGCATTTGAGTTTAGAGATGTTCTACAACGCCGCATGATGGCCGATGGTCAAAATATGCTTGAAGCATTAAGCAGCGAAGGTTATCTAAAGCGTGTTACAGCTAACAGCGTTATGGTCACTCCAAATGCCAAGAGCAGCATGCGCCTTGATGAGCTTAGCAAGTTGTTAAACCAAGTTGGGCGCGGCGACAGTGCAGTAAAGCAACTAGAACGCATGGAAAATCAACAAGGCATGGCTGATCCCATGAAGACAGAGGCAACCGATGCGTTTGTTTCAGAAGGCGTAAATCTTACTGATATGGGCATTGAAAAGGCGGTTGCCCCAGTTTCTGCTCCTGCTGCAGCACCAGATATGACTGCGGTAATGATGCAGATGATGCAAACCATGCAAGCTATGCAGCAACAGTTAAACGAAATTAAGAACCCTAGTCCAGTTAAAACAACAGCAAAGGCACCTGCTGTAAAGAAAACCACGAAGACCAAGGCCAGTGCCTGAGTCATATTTTAGTGAAGACTTTTATGATCGCTGGGAACATCTGATATCTACTGTCGAAATTTCAGAAGTTCCCATGCGATTTATACGAGAAGTATCAATCGAATTTGATAATAATGAAACAACCGTGTTTGATATTCAACATATGATTAATCATGGATATGATGTAAAATTAATTGAAGAAACGGTTGAAGATTTTCTTTCAGAACATGACGATATAATAAGTCAAGTAGATTTTCATATAAACATACCAGCATTGGCAGAAGAAGTTGATGCAAAAACTAATAGATTGTTAGGTGATGATTAAGGCAATCTTTGCAGTAGATAAAAACGGCGGTATAGGACAAGGCGGAAGCCTTCCTTGGCCCTATGACAAGCAAGATATGCAATGGTTTTCTACCAATACCCGCAATCATATTGTAGTAATGGGTAGCAACACATGGCTAGACCCAAAGATGCCAAAACCTCTACCAGATCGTTATTGCTGTGTTGTGACTAATCAACCAGTTGATAGTTTTCGTGATGCGCATACTATCATTCATGGCAATTATATTGAGCAAAGTTTAGCCGTATTAAAAGCAAATTATCCTGATAAAGATATATGGATTATAGGTGGTGCAAAACTTATTGATAGCACCAAACATTTATTTCGACAAATATATATGACTAAATTTGATGATAATTATAATTGTGATGTAAGCGTAGATGTGGTAGACTTATTACAGAATTTCCAAATGGATTGGGAAACCTACGGCAAAGATAAAGTATTTCAGGTGTGGAAGCATGTCAAAGTATAATAGATTCTTTGCATTTGGTTGCAGCTTTACAAAATATAAATGGCCGACATGGGCGGATATTTTAGGAAAATCATTTCAAGAACATTACAACTTTGGTGAAGACGGCGCTGGTAATTTTTATATTTTTTTGCATATAATGAAAGCTATCAATGATTATCAAATTAATAATGATGATTTAGTAATAGTTGAATGGTCTGGATTAACACGAGAAGATAGATTTATCAAGGGCAAATGGAATTTAAGTGGAAATGTATATGGTTATCACAATAACGCGCTAGGAAAAAATTTTGTAGAAAATATTTTTGATCCAGAACATTGTTTAATTAGAGATTATACTTTAATAGCAGCCGCCTATGAATTATTAGAAAAAACAAAATGTAAATTTTTGTTTACATCAATGATGAGCTTAGAAGAGTTTGAAAAACCTTGGACTTCTAAATTGGTTAAAATTAAACAATTAGAAGGAAATAACTGGACAAAATCATTTAATAAATATTTGAAACATTTTCTACCATCATTTAAAGAAGTTATTTTTAATAATGACTGGACATCTAAGCCGAGACCTCACCATGATTTTCATCCAACTCCATTACAACATTTAGAATTTGTAAAAAAAATATTGATTCCACATATAGACGATGATATAGTGTTAGACGAAAAATACATAAAAGAAATAACCGTAATAGAAAATAATATTTGGAGTCTAGATGCAAAATTATAATGAATTATGTAAGAAAATTATTTTAACTGGACCCCAAAGCATCGATAGAACTGGCGTTGGAACTGTTAGTTTATTTGGCGAACAGTTGCGGTTTAATCTGCAAGAAGGGTTTCCAGCAGTTACAACAAAAAAACTTGCGTGGAAAAGTGTAGTTAGTGAATTACTTTGGTTTATTGAAGGCAGTGGCGATGAGCGACGATTGGCAGAGATATTATATGGCACAAGAGATGAATCAAAGAAAACTATCTGGACTGCAAACGCTAACGCAAGCTATTGGCTTCCAAAGTCTCGTTATCCTGGGGATTTGGGTCGTGTATATGGTGTACAATGGCGTCATTGGCGCTATGTAGATCACAATACTCCGCCATTTAAAAGTGGCGCACTAGTTCGCAATTATGATGAAGTAGACCAATTAAAAGATTTAATCGATGGTTTGATTGCAGACCCCGCAGGTCGCCGCCACATTATCACGGCATGGAATCCTGGTGAACTAAAAGAAATGGCGCTGCCGCCTTGCCACATGTTTGCACAATTTTATATTCGTAACAATATTTTAAGTTGCCAAATGTACCAACGCAGTGCAGATTTATTTTTAGGTGTGCCATTCAACATAGCAAGTTACGCACTGCTTACCCACTTAGTTGCCAAAACAATTGGTGCACAAGTAGGTGAACTTATTTTGACATTTGGTGATGTTCATATCTATAATAATCATGTTGAACAGGTTATGGAACAGTTGAGTCGTAAACCGTATCCTCTTCCATTTCTTGATTTAAGTGATGTAAAAGATATCTGGTCAGCACAGATGGAAGACATTCGACTAATGAATTATAGTCATCATCCAGCAATCACAGCAGAAATGGCGGTTTAATATGCATGTACTAGTTACAGGTGGATTTGGTTTTATCGGCCATCATGTTGTAAGGCGGTTAAAAGATGCTGGACATGCAGTTACTATCATTGATGATATTCGATTTATCAAGCAAGATTTGTATCTTGCTCGCGGTCGTTATATGGACTTTGCATATGATGATTGGATCAATGCAGACTGTGCGAGCACTGTAATTCAAGATGTAGATGTCATCGTTCATTTAGCATGCCATCCTAATCAAGCATCGTTCGCAAGGGATGGCGTGGCAGCGTGGAAGAACGCTGTACAAAGCACCCTACATATGTTGACTGCTTATCCTAATGCAAAGATGGTTTATATAAGCAGCAGCATGGTATATGGCAACTGGATTGGCACGGTTCAGGAAACTGATCCACTGCGCCCAGTCAATGCCTATGGCAAGGCAAAGTTGGCATGTGAACGATTGGTACAAGACATTGCCAATGATTGGGTAATCATTCGTCCTACCGCTGTATACGGCAAGAGAGATGATGGCAATCGTGTTATCACCAAATGGTTAAAGGCTGCTGCAGAACATGAACCTATTCATGTTGATGATCCTATGGCAAAGCTTGATTTTACCCATGTAGAAGACCTATCACAAGCTATTTGCAATGCTGCTGTTACCCCTGTCAATAAAGTTATTGCCAATGTCAGCTTTGGTGAAGGGCGATCCCTGTTAGAAGCAGCAAATGTTATTAAAGATTGGACTTGGACCAAGAGTGAAATCATATGCGGTCGTGACTTAGCAGATGACATGCCTCGTCGTGGTGCAATGGATATCCGTAAAGCAGTGCAGTATCTTGGATATACGCCAAAAATTAATTTGGAAAACGGCATCCAAAAACTTATTAAATGATTAATTATTATAATCTAACAGAGCAATATGAAGATTGCAGACTTGCCATACTTGGCGGGATGGATAATGTTTATCGCAGCGGTCAATTCTATAGCGGCGAGGCACATGATCTTTTAGAAAAGTATATTAAAACGCATTATAATGACGCAGAAGTAGTACTTACTAATAGCGGCACCAGTGCGTTACAAGCCGCTCTGATGGCCTTGTACATCAAACCTGGCACTCGTGTGCTGCTTCCAGCACTGACATATGCTGCTACTGCACAAGCTGTAATAGCGGTTGGCGGTATACCTACATTTGTTGATATTGATAGCAGTTGGCTAGTAGATATTGATTTGCTAGATGATGCGTATAAAAAATATGGCGACCAGATAAGTGCGCTTGTCACAGTTGACTTGTATGGACAAGGCGTTGAACTGGATAAGGTTCGTCGTTGGTGCAACAAGCATGATGTTAAATGGATTATCGATGCTGCACATAGTTTTGGGATATGCTCAGATCAATATGACCAAACTATTGCTGATGCAATTTGCCTAAGTTTTAATCCTCTTAAAAATTTTGGTGGAAGTGGTGGCGGTGCGCTTATCAGCAAATCTATACATTCAACAATTATGCAAGCAGTGTGCACCGTTGGAAAAACAACTACTGGTTCAAACGGAAATATAGAATTACATGGGCTTAACTTTCGTATGCTATCCACACAAGCTGCTACTTTAGTTTATAAAATTTATTATTACGCAGAAATGATTCCAAAAAAGATGGCAATATGCCAATTGTATTATAACCATTTTAGAAATTATCCAGACAAAGTAGATTTACCTATTCGCAAACCATGGGGAACATGGAATTATTATTCGTTTTCTATTGCGCCGCAACGACAAGAAAATGTCAAATCAGCGTTAAAAGAAGCCAACATTCAGTATAGCAGTCACTATGCCAAGGCGCTTAACCGTGAAGATTTTGTAAAGTCTTATGGATACCAACCATGTCCAACTGCTGAAAACATTACTAATAACCAGCGCGTTATAAGTTTGCCAAGTCACTGGCATCTTTCTGATGCTGATGTTAATGTTATTATTAAAACTGTTATGGATTCACTGTAAGACGCAAGTAGTGCTCATACAGCCAATCCCATTCGCTTGTCAACATTAATGCTTCTTCGTTATCGCCACATGCAGCATAATATTCTTCGGCGTGTCTAACTGCATACTTTTGCCACATAGAATCTTTGCCTTTAGCAATATTACGCCAAGACCACAGTCGATATTCATTCTCAATACTTGGATTATTTTTACTAAAATGAAGTATTTTAACAACTTCACGAAATGCTGTACGCCAAGTTAACCAAGGATCATCTTCTAAATTAGTTTCGCTTATGGTTATTGGCACGGTCGTGTGGCGTTGAGCTAGTGTCATGTCAAGACCGCCTGTGTTCTTATGCAGTAACTTAGAATGATATGCGATAGGTGCCATATGTCCATATATCAAACCTGTATTAAGATTATGATTATGAAAAATATAATGTTTAGGTTCTTGCCAAAAATCTGGTTGCCAATTTAAATCTTTGAAATTTTCTTTCATATTGCATTTAGCAAAAACTGCAATAAACCAAATAGTATCGCTTCTTATAGCAGCAGTTTTATATGCTTTCAATCTGCCGTTAACGCCACTTAATATTTTTGCTCTTGGGCATAGCGTTTTTAATTTTATCCAGTTTTCTTCTGCACAACTTTCATCGTTGTGAATAAAAATTACATCCACAGGAATATCAAAACCATATTCTGGATAGCGCAGCAGATGCGGGTATTCATATATTTCTTTTTCAACAATACAATCACGAGGAACAAGGCAGCTACTATTGCTGCGATTTAAACTAACTACTGGTCGTTTTTCCCATAAACAAACATCTGGATAATCTATTACTCCAGTAAAAGAATATAATGTGTATATTGATTTGTTTCTAGGCGAGTTATTTAAATCCCATGCTAGACAATTTTCACTGACATTATACACGGGCCATCTTTTTCTTTTTACAGGATCATGGGTAAAGTTGTAAGAAGGATTCCATTCGCCAAGATAAGTTGGAACATGAATTAAAAATGTGTCGCCTTTTTCACATGTGCCGCTTGGCCAGCAATGTATTTGATGCTCTTCGCCTTCTTCTGGCAACCAAGTAAAATTAAATTCATCATAGTCGCATACATCACTGACTACCCATAGCCAAGGTTTAGTTGCTCGTTTTAAAGCTAACTTCAACGCTTCTTCCATCGTTGTGATTAATCGAACTTTATAATCATGGTTTGGTAACGGATGGGTGTTAGTATCGATACAACAAATATCATAGTACAGTCCATCATAAGTTAGGTTAGCGGCATGATATTTTATATTTGTGCTACTTCTGCTAAGCGTAGTATAGCTCAATCGTTCTTTGCCAAGCATGGTAAATTCATGGTTGTATCCCCAATCCCATACGCTTGGAAACCAGTTAAAATTAAAAGTAGAATAGTCTATTAGTGGGTCTTTTTTCCACTGCCATAGTTTGCCATTGGGTTGATATAAGATAGGCAATAAACCGCTATGGAATACTTTTTCAGTATTGTCAAACTCTTGATTGATTGGCACAAGCCATGTAGTCAGACAGTCTGAATTATCATGACTTGCCCATGCATGCATAAAATGCTGTTGATGTCGATTTGGAAGATAGCGCCAATTAAAAGAAGAATAATCTACTGCACGATGACAGAGCCATACATATTCAGTTCTGCTGTTTTTCTTGGCTTCTTCAATTAGCTGTTTAATATCGGTACAATCATCATAATCGTACCAATGTTTATCAAACATATCGTTTATAACCTGGCATTAGATAGTTAATTTGTCGTTGCTCGGCATCATCGTCCGCCCAACTATAATCATACACTGCCTTAATACCATCTACCTCAATACTATAGATATCTAACATAGAACTCATCATTTCCCATATTTTAAAAATGTCATGAGTTCCAAAACTACGCTCTAGATCAACATGTCCAAGTTCTAAGTGCCCAAGGCTTAACATAATATCATTTGAATCAAATCCTTGGCGATCTAACCATATATAATATTCATCAACTTCTTTTGTATGCCAAGAATGTATCCCATAGATAACATCTCTGCCCCATTCTATGTCAAACTCTCCACTATAGTATTGCAAATGTGTGATGGCATCACAAGTTGCTTTATCTAAATCAGGTGCATCCTCATCATGAAATACCTCAAATAAAGTTTTACCAATTTGTGTCCAATGCATATAAACATGTGCAAATCGACGATCATATCCATTTTCAATAAAACCCTTGCGATGTTCTGGTGTTAGATTATATCGCATGGCATTTAAAAAAGTTGTTATCTGTGATGGGCGAACCCAATCTGGTGCGTACACTTCTTTACGCAAACTTAAACACAGTGTTTCAATCTCATGACACAAATTATTAATTTGTCTAATACTATATTTTACTTCTGGCGTTGCTAACTTATAATATGGACTAAGATTTTCCACAGTTCCCTGTAGGTGCTCAAAATAATTATGAACAACATTCATGACAGCATGGTTTGGTCCACCGCCTCGTTTGCCATCTTCATCTATACCAGTAAAAGGCAACATAATATCCGCAGCAGTATAATTGGTACGAATATCAAAAGATGCTAATCCTTGAGATTGCCAAACGCCCAATTCACTAAATGCCCAGATTCTAGTAGTATGTTTAGATAATTCGCTGGCAAGATAATCTAAATTTCTTTGAGTTTTAGGCCATCCATGCCAACAATAATTTTTTTCAACAGGACTGTTCTTTGTTAACTCTTTTTTCAACGCATCAACCCAATCTCTTGCTAATTGACTTAAATTAGGTTTAATATAATAAGATAATTTATCATCCTTGTTTAAAGGATTTCTTAATGTTACAATTACTTCACTCATGATATACTCCGCCACCATGCCAACACACTTGGGCTAGCATTTAAAATATCTTCTATTGTTATTTTAGCATCTTTTCGTATAGATTCCAATTTTAAAATATGTTTTTTTCCTTGAATTGCTTCTCGCTTGTAGGTATCAGGAAACTGCTCTTCAAAAGTAGGTCGAGTTTTGAGATGTTCTAAGGTGTCCCATAAACTTTGTGTACGATGTGTAATGAGTGGCTTAATCCGTTCTTGTATATCCATTAATAGCGGTGCTAGCACCGTTCTAGGCAGTGCCAGTGGACTTAAGAGAATATCAGGAGAAAAAGCAAATACTACTTTGCTCAATAATGAAACATTAAGATCATCAACGAGACCAATAATATTGGCAAGGTCAAATAAACCAGGTAAAGTAAGAGTAAAGTCAACACGCATTTGGCGAGGGTTTCGCTGATGCTGTATCCCCTGTCGAAAATCAACGAGCCAATCATTATAATTAAGACCAGTTCTAATATACTCACCTATCGCTCCTGTTCCATCTAAACTTGCACATATTTCCCAATGTGGAAAATTGTCTAATAATTCCCATAGCGTACTTTTGTTATCTTTACAATAACTAAGATTTGTATTATATCTTACACGAACTTGGTCTGCATAGTCAAGTTCTATTATTCGACGCATGAATGTCCAGTGCTCATCATACAGCAGTGGCTCGCCGCCTACCCAATAGATTTCACGCACGGTTTTGTTTTCAATAGCCGCACGAAACTCTGGTATGACTATATCACGAGTAAAATCACGAATAGCATGGCGGTTCTTTGGCTGCATCCAATGGTTCTTTGGATTTGTTAGATCAATCATATCGTTTTTACGAACTTCAACTTCCCATGCCGAACTTAGCATATCGCCACACATACGACACTTGAAGTTGCATACATTGTTATAACGATAGTCCCATGATATAGGCTCTAAGGTTGTGTAGCCATTAGCATCCGTATTAGCCACTGCAGCATCTCGTAGATGACCAAAAAGATGTCCAAAGTAATCACGATATACAGAAGTGTTAAGTAACTTTTTATCGCAGACCTCACATGCTGATGGAACTTCACCAGCCAACCATTGCTTTCTAATCGTTCTAATATGTTCGCCATTCCACCAATCCTTTAATGTGAGCGGCGTAAACTGTCCATCACCACCAGCCGTATCAATATACTGTTTGAAGTTCTGCGCAGGTTCTCGTGACGCACAGCACAGTCGCCGTTCACCTTGTGGTGAAATATAGGTGTGCGTAAATGGCGCTAAGCAAAAATCATTCATATCCTATTGCCGCCGCTATTTCTGGATGATAATCACTAAATTTTTGTTTGCGTTGAGCATCGCTATTTTTTAATGTTTGAACAAGTTTAGTACAATCACTGCCTTCGCCTTGATTCATAAAAAGTAATAGATTAGTAACTTCACTTGAATATGGACCGACATATGCTTTAAATTTACTATTAATAAGTTCTTTTGCAGTATCATTTAATCTGCTAATACTAAAATGCCAAGCATCATGCAGAACATTAAAATATACATAGTCAAATTTTTGTTGGGCAATCCATTCACACATTTCATCAATATAATAAAAGTTCTGCACATTAGAAGTCATGCATAATTGTAATTTAATATTTTTATTGTCATCACGAAGATCATACAAGCGTTGAAGATTATCCATTGCCTTGTCCCAATTTGCGCCATATCGTTGATATTCAAATCGAGGACCAATATCATCTACACTAACTGCTATCTCAACCATCTTAAAATGAGGCCAAATTTCTAATCCACGCTTTGGAAATGTGGTAAGATTAGTATTATAATGAATTTCAATATCCTTGGCATACCCCATTTCAACTGCAATTTCTAAAAGAGTAAAATGCTCGTCAATTAAAAAAGGTTCTCCGCCAGTAAATTCAAAGTATCGCGAAGTTGCAAGTAATTGTGTTAAATCTTCCCAAAATCTTTTTGCTTCGCGAGGCCAACGACCTTTTTCAAGATTATCTTTAGCAGTTTGATTGCCATTATAGATATCAATTTCTTCTTGTGCCCATTTTGAACTACTAAAGCTACCGCATATACGGCACTTAAGATTGCAAATGTTTCCAAGTTTTAAATCAAGAAAGATAAGACTTCCGTCTGTATTCTGCGTAAACTCTGAATTACCTAATAGTTGCCGCAACCTAGCATGACTATGCATTCTTTTACTAGTTCTGCCGCTTGCTTCTTCTGCCCAACAACGATTGCAGTTTGCAGGTTTTTCGTTATTTAAAAAACTTTGACGAAGATTATTCATATAAGAACTATTAAAGGCTTCGGTCAAAGTATTTGTTTTAAGATCAATATCTGGTATTGTTTCATAACTTAAACAGCATACTTTGCATTTACCCATCGGGTCTGCTTCAATAGAAACAAATGGCAACACACAGAAATTATCCATTTAAATACCTTAATTCTGGCACAATGTCTAACAATTTTTCTCCACGGATAGTATCTAATTTATTTGTTCTATCCCAAAATTTCGGTATAAGATGTGATTTATCATCTGCCATCATAAAGTTAACTGCACTTTCAAAGCCAGTCACGGCTCTTTTTAAATTATCAAGTGGTTTAAGCCATTCAATATGTTCTAAGTACATTTCTTGGATGTCTACTTTGCATTGAAATGGCAATATATCAATCCTAAAAAAAGGTGCGTCTTGCAAAATATTAACATTTAAATCTTGTGGTTTTATGAAACCTTTCTGTACCCAGTCACGATGAAAACTTGGTAGTTGCCAAACATTCATTACACTCAGGGTAGGACTAATATAAAAATCAACCTGTGGACATATTCGCAACATTTCTTCACGATTGCGCTCAGTTTGTGCCCAATCAGTGCCTTTACGCATTAATTCTGCCAGCGGACCCATTGCATCAAGGCTGGCACCTACACAAACATTAGAAAATTCATTCCACAACTCTAAAACATTTTGTTTTTTGTAGCGAAGTTCACTGAAATTAGTATTGTAAATAAGTCTAACCTTATTCATTCCTTTTTTTAATAATGCATTGAGAATTTTATAATGTTCTTCCATTATAAGTGGTTCTCCGCCAGCAAAATAAATGTGTTCAACATAATCTAAATGTGGCTCTAATTGTTCCCATATATCTAATTGAGTTCTTCCAGCGTATTCTATTCTTTTACTATTTTTTTTAAAATAATCAACACTTTTTTCAGTCTCTAGCAATTTAACTTGGTCATCATACCAATTGCTACTAAAAATATGACCACAGCTACGGCATCGAAAATTACATAAATTTGAAAAACGAATATCCCAGTACGATAAAGTTAAATCTTCAAGATGTCCATCTTCTAGTGTTTTATCAACGCGCTTAATATTATGACCAAATCTTTTGTTACTACTATTGCGCATGCTGAAAAAACCAGCATCTTCTTGCTCATAACACCTCACGCACGAACCACATTTAGTTTCAGTGACCATGTTAGTTCTAGTTTTTTTCATGGAATCGTTATTCCAAACTTCTTTTATTGTAGATTCGCGCAAATTACCAACTGGATAATTCATTTCAGAATTGCAACACACATATGCTTGCCCCGTAGGAAATGCATGAAGATGTGTCCAAGGCAACATACAAAAAGTTTTACTTTCCATAAGTAAAAATTTTTGTCTTTCGGTTAATTTATTTAAGCTAATAAATTCTGGTGTTCGGTCATTGTAATCATAAGTCATTGTACCATTCTTTCAATTCTGGGAATGTATTAATAAAATCTTTATTGCGCCTCTGGTCGTATTGTTGATAAAATTGTTTAAAATCTTTCTGCAATACATCCATGGAACTAGCACCAGCATGCGGCGCTTCAGTACTATTTAAGTATTCTACAAGGCGCTTAATATGTTCTATCTCCATTTGATGCAACCAATGGTTATCGCCAAGGTTATCTAAAAATTTTTGCAACCTCGTTGCACAACCTTGTTTAATTTCTGCTGGCATAACTAATGGACTCTGGAAACTTGGAAACCGCAAGATATTAAGAGTAACTGTTAAACTATCACGACCATATGCTTGTTTAAAATCTAACATATGCGCAAGGAAATCAGGAAGTTTGGTTAAACATAGCCCATTAATAGTTGCCATTACATGCAGTTGCTTTACTGCACCGCTGCTATATAGTTTGACCATATTGTCAAACCACTGATAATAATTTAAACCATCACGAATATATTCAGCTTGGGCAGTCATGCTTTCACAACTGGTATAAACTTCAATATCCATACCGCGAACAGCATCTATAAATTCATCTAGCTTCTTAGGTTCTAATCCAAGATTACTATTGATAGCAATCTTAGTATTACTTTTGCCGCGATTGTTCTTAAACCATTCTAACAGTTTCCAAGTATGTCCGCTCATAAGCGGTTCACCGCCCGTAATACGCAACTCACGAAGAGTCTTATGTAGATCACTTTCCCACCATTTAAAGAATGCTTCTACATATGGATTAGTATCGGTATATCCATAAAGCTGACTGCCATCATGAGGATGCGTAAAATGATTACGCCCATCGCTGTGAAGCCCGATATAACTGCCATTCGTCTTAATATCTCGGACCCAGGTCGTGCTAAATGCAGGATTACAATAAGAGCAGGCAAAATTGCAAGTGCGGTCAAAAGCTATCTCCAATGTTCTTAAATTTACATCACTTTCACTTGGGAGGTTAAATGCTTCATTTAACTCTTCCTCGCTGAATATCATACTTTTATAAGGGCGATCACTGATGGCAGTTGTGCTAGTATCTTCTATGCGCCAGCAATATTCACAACCACTTGGTCGTTCACCCTTTTGCATCTGTAGACGCTGTGCTTTCTTTTCTGGTGTATTATGCAGCGCAGCAGGATTATTCATTACCTGTTCTACGCTTACTTTATGTGGCAGCGGGTGATGACAGCTTGTAGTCTGTCCACTACCTAACCAAATGGTTGCATTGTACCACTTAGCGCCACAAAAAGATGCACTTTTGCTATCTAACACACGCTGTTTATATTCTTGAAATGTTTCGTCTGGTTTCTTACTTCGCATTATCTGCCCAATACTTACAGTTGTTATACCAATCGCTCATTTCTGGAAATGTTTCAAGAAAATTTGTCTTACGACGAGCATCATGTTCATTAAAGAAACGATAGAAATCTGCTTGAACAACAGTATCATTCTTTTGATTATCGCGCTTCCAATCTACAACTCGTTGTAATTTGGCAATCTCATAATCTTTGAAGCCATTAAATCTAGTATCCAGAGTTTCAATCTGTGGACGCATCCATTCTACAATTTTTTCTAATTTCCAAGTATAACTTTGTGGCAACTGATCTATGCATTGCCAAGCTGGTTCGCGCAAAATAGGAGTATCAAACCAAACACGCTGATAAGTTTTGCTGTGTTTAGCACGAAGTTCAAGAATCCATTCTAGCAAATCTTGCAAGCTAGTAACATTAAGAGAGTTCATTGTAATAATAAATGTTACGCTATTGCGATAAGGTACATCGGTCAAAAATTTCTCTACATTACTTTTCATTAAAGAAAAATCTAATCCATGACGAGCATATTCGGCGCGTTCTCCAAATCCATCAATAGAAACAAATTGCATGAAATGTTCTAACACCCCGTTGCCACACATATGCTTGACATAAGTTAGATATTTGTCAAACACATATTCATCTTGGCTAAAGTTACTAGTTACATTAAGATGTAAATCTTTCTTTGGATGGGCTAAGACATAATCAAATACGCGATAGGTATTGCGATCCATAAGCGGCTCGCCACCTGTCATGCGGAAATGTTTTAGGTTAGGGTAGAGTTCTGGCCACCATCGCCAAAACGCATCAACATAAGGATTATCTTCCCTATTCGGTATAGGTTTACGATCACCCCGAAAGTAAGCAGGACTATTATGACTATTAGAAGTAGGATAAGCACCGTATTCATTAATTTCTTTCATCCAACTACTGCTGAATTGTGGACTACAATATGAACATTTTAAATTACAAGCACTGTTAAAATTTACTTCTACATAAGCAGGATTTGTATTCCATGTTAAAGGGTCTTGAACCAGAATCTCGCTAAACTTCTCAGCAGCCCAAGGTTCCCCTGATCTGTAATGTCGGTCGGATAGGTTTCCCGTGGCTTCAACTCGCCAGCAATATGAACATTCTTCTGGCTTCTCTCCACTAAGCATTCTTGCTCTCTGGGTCTTTTTATGAGCGGTGTTATGGAGCGCACTGGGGTTATTTTGTAACTCATTGGCATCAATCCTATGCAACGGTGGGTGATAGCAACTATTAGTATGACCAGTTGTTAGATGCAAACTGGTCTGCTGCCACTTTGCCAGGCAAAGTGCAGGTCCAAGTTTTGTTTGCATTTGTTCAGCACTAGACATGAAGTCGCTGTGCAGAACGCCGCTCTCATCAGCAGTAGCCTTATCACCTGAATTGTCTAGCTGTTTCATGTAATGTCCTAATAAAATCTCGCTCTGGAAGCATAATATCAATGTTATAATATGGGCGTTGATGTTTTTTATACCAAGCACTGTGCTCTGGTGAAAGTGTAACGATGTCTAAATCTAATCTTTTACGCAAAACATTTCCGTAATGGTCAATATTTTTAAATTGATCATCTGCGGTATCGTCCCATAATTTTTCTAATTTTGTGAAGTCACGAACTTCACGATAATCCCAACTATCATCAAACATTGTCATATATGCGCCTTGTCTTGCTCCAAGGATTGCCCATTTTCCAAATTCAACATCTGTGCCAACGCTGCACCAAATAACCAAATTTTCTCGGTTGCCTTTCCATGCAGCAGTTTCAAATTCTTCAGCAGATGGACGACGACCGCGATCAAGACATAGTTTTACGCCTTCGCGAAACCCTGCTTGCCATGCTTGTTGTGGACTATAATTTGGAACAGTTGTGCTCCATACATCATGCATTGCCCAATAATCTTTATCATAGCAAAATTCTACAACGGTTTCATCGCCGCCATCTGTAGCTTCGTGTGTTCGCATATTGGCAACAAAGTCTTTAGTCCAACTGCTGATACCGCCATTGCCATAGCAAAGACCGTTTATAGCGTTCTTTGCTCGCCAACGAAATACACAGTGTTCACTGTCTGGCGCAAGGCGTAATCGTTGATTAAAAAATTCAGGATCAGGTTGATTATCTCCATCAATTAATATGAATCTATCAGTTTCGCTAGCTAATCCAGCAGCCTTGTGTGCTGCATCACTGCCTTCTATGCCATGGACGCGCTTTGCCCATGGCGCAATGCTTCGCACAAATGCCCAATTAGCATCCGCATTTGGTTCTTTGTAACTTAAAAATATACAATCTAATTCTGCAATGTCAATAATATTAGTCATAATCCCATCCTATTGCTGCTGGATAATCTGCGTCCACAGCAAATTGATAATCGTTACTAAGTGTATAAAACATAGTTCCGCCTTTTATTAACTTTCTTCTAGTTGGAAGAGTGACAACTTCTCTTATGATAGTGCCATCTTTTTTAACAAGCCAATCCATAGGCGGTATACCTATATTTTCAGCGGGAAAATCTACCCACTGACCTTCCAATTCATCCGCAGATATTATTTCACCGCGCATAGTTTCTGCATTATAATATAAACGATATTTTATTTCAGAAATAGGCGGAACTGAGTTTGCTAAACCTGCGTCTACTTCATCCCAAAAGCTGTTTTTTGAAGCCATACTCATATCTATCTATTAATTCATCGGTTACAAATGTTTTAAGATGATAATGTAGCGGTTTTGTTTGACGATGAAATCCTAACACTACCCCAAAATCATCATGAACTTCTGTATATATTTCTTTAGTCCAATCGGTTATTCGGATTCCTTGCAATTGCGGTTTCATGTGAACAAAGCCAAAATTTATATTGTCAAGTGGCATGTTTATAGCACGAGCAGCTATTGCATATACTTCGTCTGTTCTGGGAGTTTCATACCTGCAGTTTATTAGATATTCATCTCTATACCAATTCCAATCATCCATTATCATACGCATTGTATCATAAAATTTTTTAGATTGCAAATCATAACTAAAATATGTCCATGCGCTATAGATATTTGGCAGTAAACTATCGTCAAAAAGTTTTCGTTGACTGCGATTAGTGACTATATCATGATTATATGTATAAACTGTCTGCGTAAAATTCATTACATATTGAGAATATACATTCCATAACCAACTTACATCACAGGTAAACAACATATCCGCTTCTGTTTTTATAGTTTCTTTATATGGACTACATGAAAATACTTGGGATTCGTTTTGCTGCTTTACTTTACTAGTTTCAGCTAAATCTTTTTTAAGAATAATAACTTTATCAAATATTTTTCTGTGATTATCTGTAACTTGCTCAGCGGTTTCTTTATCTACGATAATACTAAAATTTCTCACATGCGATTGTGTTAATTTACAGCTTAATGCTTGAAGATATGCCATACGAAGATAATCAACGGCAGTGCTATTCTGTGCGATACAAAGATAACCTTTGCTCATAGCTGATCCTTATTCATTAAATGTAAATCAACATTAGATAAACGGTTTGCCCACTGTCTACCTTCATAATAATAAACTAACTTATTATCTTTCCAACTAATATATTCTGACCTGCCGTCGCAATTAATCAATGGATAATTTTTTAATCCATAGTCTCGTAACCCATATCCACCTGCCAAGTGACATGCGATACTAAAAATATAATCATTTCTAATAGGTTTTGTATGAAAGCCATATAATGCCGCATAATATGCATAATGTTTTTGAATACTTTTTGCCATTTCAAATATAGTCATAGCTTCACTAGATTTATTAAAAATCATTACAGTGGCCCAATACATAGGTATAGGACTACTATGTATCTTTTCAATTTTTGTTTTGCCTCGTGGTGCTATATCATATATTTCTTTTGCCATTAAAAAATCACGAGAAGATTTAATATGTGGCAATAATGAATTTGTTGAAATATAAAAATCACTATCAATTACGAGAGTACGATCATATAGCGTTAGGTCATATAACTGCGTTCTTACAAGGTTGTACCAATCTCGTGGAGGATTGTTTATAAAACCTCGTTTATTATTGATTGGTCGTTCAACAATTATTTTATTGTAATCTAAAGTAGCATCATCTGTTATAATTGTAACAGGAATGCCTATGTATTTTTTAACACGATTAGCGGCTTCGATTGCCTGTTGCGTATAGTTGACTTCTGCTGTGTCAAACGCAACAATCAGACAACCTTCAGAGTTGTTTGGCATTGCGAATCTTTGTAAACTCTTCGTATTCTGCGGCAACTTCGTTCATCACTTCAAACCAACGCTGCTGACAAATATATAACAGTTCGTGTGGAATAACTTTGACTGGAACATCATAAGCGTCCATCATATAAATTGCACCATCATATAGATGCCAATTTGGACCAGTCCATGCATGTAAGAAAGCAATAAGTTCTTGGGTCACGATAAACATACCGTCACCATAGTTCACGGTCATTCGTGATTCAATAGCAGTATTGATGTTTTGTTTTGCCAGTTCACGGTCATACGCTACTCTGGCTGCATCACGCAATTCTTCTGTATTCATAAAATGATTTTATCGCAGCAGTTAATAAATGTCAATTATTAATATGTGCCTTGAGTATTAACATTGGCGACACAAGTATATGTTCCCCAAGAGTTTGCTATTTTTCCAGCATTATGTGTTGTATCCCATGGCGGAACAACAACCATATTACAAGTAAGTGTCCCAGTAACTTGGTCATTTACCACATCCGCAGCAGCATCTCTAAGCGTGACATTGGCAATAAGAGATGCACCAAATCCACCGTTAGTTGAAGTTCCGCCGCCAGCAAAATCAACTTGAATAAAGTTGTTTGTATAATCTGCTGAACTTGGACTATCAAGCATTTTGAAAAGAGTTGTAAATGAGTTGTTGGAAAGATTATAATAACCGCTACCAGTTAAGTTTGTAGTTGGAGTAAAACCAGTTCCATTATAACTTGAAGAAGTTGCTCCAAGAGTATATGTTCCAAAACCACTTGTCAAGAAAGTATTCCAATAAGTGCTTTTTGTATTTCCGCTAAGTGATGTTCCAGTAAAATTAAGCTGTATATAACCACCAGCGTTAAAGAAATAACGAAGTTGATCAGCACTTGGAAAGGTAAGATTAAAAGTTCTAGTAGCGTGACCATCCCAAGATGTTGCCAATGATGCTGCAGTAGTTAAGCTTGTGCCCGCCGCTGCGGTAGTTAATTTATTAGTGATAAGTGAACTGATTTCAGTATCTACTGCACTTAAATATGTAATAATACTACCCGCAGATGGAGATGCTGGAATACCAGTAGTATTATTAAACTGATGTTGCTGCATAGTAGACATTGTGCTAATAAGTGTTGTCCATTGAGTAGCAGTTACAATGCTACTGGCGCTGGCGCTGCCGAGTGCAGTTTGACCATATCCGTTTGAACCGCTACCTGTGCTCCAAAGATTATTAATACCAGTAATACGACTATTATAGTCAGCTAACTGTATTAACCCGCCACTTAAATACGACATATTTTATTTCCCACGGTTGTATTTATTTAATTCCAACCGCAACCTGAATAATTTGAGTACTGTTATCTTGGATATTTTCAATTGACTTGCCTAGAATACATCCATGAACATATTTCTTTGGATCAAGTTTTTCTCCAACACCAGCAATGCTACTAGTGACTACGCAATCGCCTTTTGAAATTGGTCCTTGGACGCTGCATGGAACTACTCCCATAACAGCAAAAGTCGAACAAGCGTTTAGCCCAAAATTAGTAAGCGTTAATTCAGCATCTGCTGTAGGATCAATTGCAATACCCGCGACACGAGGATCGTGTGAAGTTGTACTGATTGTTACATCTCTTTCACCGCCAAAGACAACAATACTTTGTGCTGGTATTTCTTCATCATCATGTTGATAAAATGCTACTGATAAACTTGACATATTATTTCCTTTATCTTACGCCTACTACGACTTCTATTATTTGAATACTATCATCATTAATATTTTCTAATGCTTTTCCTAGTACACTGCCCATGTCTGGTTGGGACTTCAACATATCTGGAACAAATGCCTTTGCCATTCCGTTTCCAGCACTAACCATCATGTTGCCTTTGCGAACAGGTCCAATTACTTTACAAGGAACACGACCAACAAGTGCAAGAGATACAATGTATTCGGATTCTAAATCATCATTCATAAGATAAGCTGGTTTACTAGAAACTATACCAGCAACATGTATTGAATTTGGCGTATCGCTAATAGTGACTTCGGCTTCTCCACCAAATTCAACTACTGTTCCTGGCTTATATACAGCATCTGCTGCATATTTTTCTGCTAAGTCAGCATATTGCGCAGTTGCGGCAGTTGCATAAACAGTACCAAATTTATTTCCGCTTGCACCAATATCACCAGTGCCGCTTGTTCCGCTATGAGTAATAGAAGGTACTGTTAAACCAGCAAATGTTGGCGTAGAACTAGTAGTTATACCTTGTATAGTATCTATAGTGACAGCGCCAGTGTACGGACCATTTCCAGTTCCGCTGACAGAGATACTTTGCCCACCAGCAACACTTGTTACACCGCCTGTGCCGCCGCCCAATGAAACACCATTTGCCCAATAATACGCAGCACTAACCGTAGCAGTATTAGCAACATGGTATGCAGCATACACATTTGCAGTTGTTGCGGTTATGTTTGCACTTGAAACGACTGAAACAGTTACAGTACCAAGACCAGTGATACCACTTGCGCCAGTGATGTTAGTAGCAGTGAATGTTGGTGCAGCGCCACTAGCTACACTTTGATTTAAAGTATAGTTACCGCTCACTGTTAGAGTATTTGTACCATTGTTTACACCAGTTCCGCCATAAGTTGGTCCAATGGCAGTACCATTCCATACACCTGTTGCGATAGTACCAAGACCAGTGATACCGCTTGATCCAGTAAAATTAGTAGCAGCAAATGTAGGTGCCGCGCCGCTTGCCACACTTTGGTTTAGTGTATAACTAGCACCACTTATTGTTAGAGTATTTGTTCCATTGTTTACGCCAGTGCCACCATATTGTGGGTATACAGGAGAAGCATTCCATGCACCTGTTGTAACTGTGCCGAGACCAGTGATACCACTTGTGCCAGTAAAGTTTGTGGCCGTAAAGGTAGGAGATGCGCCACTTGCCACACTTTGGTTTAATGTAAAGCTACCAGTTAGTGTTAATGTGTTAGTACCATTGTTTACGCCAGTACCACCATATGTTGGTCCGATAAGTGTTCCTTGCCAAATACCACTGGTGATTGTTCCAAGACCAGTGATGCCGCTTGATCCAGTAAAATTAGTGGCAGCAAAAGTAGGTGATGCGCCACTTGTAATGGCTTGGTTAAGAGTATAGTTTCCGCCTGTTAGTGTTAGGGTATTTGTGCCATTATTAATGCCAGTGCCGCCGTATGTAGGAGAAATAATAGTAGAATTCCAAGTTCCACCTACTAGCGTACCAACAGTTGTAATATTTGGTTGGCTTGCGCTGGCTGCAATTAGCGTACCTTGCAATAGTGCACCGCTGTTTCCGATTAATCCAGCGTTAACGCTAGGCGCAGCTAAAGTTGTACTTGAAGTTGATAGTCCAATGTATGTTGTAGTTCCTACTACGGTTAGAGCGCCCTTTACATATAAACTTCCAGCTATACCAACACCACCAGCTACTACCACTGAACCAGTTGTTTCGTTTGTTGTCGCAGTGGTTGCTGCTGCAATAATATTTCCGCCACTATAAATGTTACCAGTTGTAACAACAGTAGCGCCATAGTGATTTGCGCCGCTATTACCAATCGTACCTGCATAAACTGCTACACCAGTATGTGCATTTGCTTGTACTCCATTGGTAACAGTGAGCGATCCGAGAGTGCCAGTGCTTGTAATATTAGGTTGAGCAGCAGTTGTCAGTGTGCCTATTAAATTAGTAGTGCTTGCATTACCAATTTGTCCAGCATTAACAGTGTTAACTGTTGCGGATATACCAGTAAATATTGCACCAGTATTACCAATAGTGCCGCCGTTAATAACTGGAGCAGCAACTGTTCCAGTTGAAGTTACACTAGTAAGTGTACCAGTGCTAGTAATATTTGGCTGAGCAGCAGTGGTAACTGTTGCTGCATTGTATAATACGCTGCCTACAATTGGACTTGAAACTGTTAAACTGCTTAGTGTTCCCAAACTATTAATATATGGTTGAGCGTTAGTAAGAACAATACCAACAAGTGTACCAGAACCAGACACGCCAAAAATATTAGTATTGTTGTTATATCCTGGATTGATAGTAGCAAACCCAGATATAGGCGTTGCAGGTGTAAATGTAGCATCCTTACTAACAATAGCAACAATTGTATTACCAACGAATAACTTTAATACTGTGTGGCTATTACTACCAATATCAGTAATAGTATCAGCAAGTGCGGCAGTTTTACCTTGTGTATTTGTATATACGGGACCAACAAGTTGCCAAGCAGCGCCAGTATAAACATTTAACTGTGCATTATTGCTATCAAACCAAAGATCACCAGCAATTACAGCACTGGATGGAGTTGTAGCAGATGAAGTTATTGCTGCTAAATTTTTAAATGCGGTTCCACTATATACTTTAAGAATTAAGTTAGATGTATCCCACCATAGTTGACCAGGAATAACATGAGTGGGTTGTCCAATAGCAGCCCAATTCTGCAACATGTTTATTAAATCTTGTTGAAGAATCTGACCATAATTTGGGTAATTTTTTCCAACCAAGGTTAGGCTAGTATTTGAAGTATTTGTCGTACTATCAGTTACTGTAAAACTTGTTTGACTGGTTGTAAGGGTATATCCTGCCATCTTCCCACCTATTTTCTAATGTATTTATTTACAGATTGGTTATAGGATGACTGCCTCAATTAACCTTACACCAGTACCGTTATCAGTTTCAAGAGCAATTGCAAAAGACTTTGTTGTTAAGTCTGGATCAACAATTGCTGTTCCGCCAATATTTCCTTTTAGATTATCGCCTTTGCTTACTGGACCAGAAACAAGAACAGGAACACGCCCCTTAAGTGCAATATAGGTTCCGCCCTCTAACCCGTCATTCATTTTGTATGCTGGATTAGCACTGACTACACCAATGGCACGATAGTTTCCGCCTGTGTGCGCAGTGACTTCTGCTTTTCCGCCTACCATAACAACAGTTCCAACTATATAATCAGTATCTGGTAAATATTTTTCTGCTAAGTCGGCGTATTGTGCTGAAGTAGCAGTTGCATAAACTGTACCAAATGCTTGACCGCTTGCACCAATATCACCAGTTCCACTTGTTCCACTATGTGTTATAGATGGAATAGTTAAACCAGCAAATGTTGGAGAATTACCTGTACCTATTGCTTGTCCAATACTAAAAGTTACTGCACCCGTAGAACCGCTTACACTAACACCAGTACCAGCCACTGCACTAGTAACACCAGTATTTGTTACAGTAGTTCCACTTATACTAATACCTGTACCCGCAGTATGAACTGTAATATCTGCAGTGCCGTTGAAGGAAACGCCATTTATATTTCTTGCTGTTTGTAGTGCGGTTGCAGTACCTGCATTTCCACTTACTGATCCAGTAATAGTAGCAGTAACAGTAAGTGCACTCAATGTACCAACGCTGGTAATATAAGGTTGGTTGTTTTGTGCTACATAACCATAATGGTTAACGCCATAAATGTTATTCCAATAGTTAGAACTAGACCCGATGTTAATACTGGCATTTGAATTAGGTAATATAGAATTGTTGAAACTAAATCCATTACCGCCTGCATTCAATTGTAACCCATTCGTACCACCTGTTCTTACATATGCAATATTTCCTGTTTGAACCCCAAAATCAAATATTCTGTTATCACTGCTACTATAACTTGCGCCTGGCATATAGTTATTATTAAAAATTCTAAATATACCACCTGCATCTTGACTTGCTGGATTTGTATTAAAAGTTTGTGCAACTGTTGAAAGACCACCATTAAAAGTTGCAGTAGCACCAGTAAATGTAGCACCAGTATTACCTATAGTACCTGCATTAACTGTTGGGCCAGAAATAGTTCCTTGTGCGGTAACTCCGCCACCACCGTAAAAATATAATCCACCATAATTTAATGTAGCTGATAGATAGGTACCTTCGTAAAAGTTAAAGCTACCAGCACCTGTCGAAACACCAAACCACATATTAGTGCCATCTGTACCTATAGCAATATCGGCACTGCTACCAGATTCTGAACCATATAATTGTAATCTAGTACCTGCACTTGGTGTTGTAAACGATGGCGTTCCAACATCAGCATTGTTGAATGCGATGTAGTTACTTGTAGTACCATTTAAAGTTATCTGCGGACCAGATGGGTTAGATAATGTGATTGTGTTGCCAGCAAATACCGCGCCAGTGTTGCCAATAGTTCCAGCATATACCGCAGACCCAGTTATTAAATTACCTCTAATAGTACTTGCAGTGTTGCCAATTGTAGTTGCATACATATTAGTGGCATTGATAGTAGAACCGTTAGTAGTGCCTTGTAGATTAGTGGTACCGCTAACTGTTAAGCTAGTTAATGTACCTACAGAAGTAACATTTCCCTGCGCGGCAGTTATTAGTGTCCCCTGCAACTGAGTACTACTTGTATTACCAACCACGCCAGCACTGATTGTATTGATAGATGCAGTTATACCTGTTAAGGTAGTACCGCTATTACCTATCGTGCCAGCAGACACAGTAGAAAATAGTGGATTAGCTCCTTGAGCAATACTTTGGTTAATAGTATAACTACCACCGCTCAATGTTAACTGGTTAGAACCATTGTTTACACCAGTTCCGCCATATGTTGGACCAATGATAGTGCCATTCCATGTACCACTAGTAATTGTTCCTAAACCAGTAATATTAGTTTGCGAAGCAGTTTGTATAGTTCCAACAATGCCAGTATTTGCTATCACATAAGCAGCATATAGGTTGCCACTTTGTGCAGTAATATTACCGCCAGCAGTAATTGTTCCTGTATTACCAAATTGAATTCTCTGAGTTACTGAACCAGTAGCGCCAGTTGAATTACCAAAATTTAACTGACCAAAGGTATCATATATACCCCAGCCCCAAGTGCCATCGAGTAAACCAATGCCACCACCATAAGAGCCAGAAGTATACAATCCAAGTGTATTAATTCCATTGCTTGGATTAGGCGCAACAGGCGTAGTTGCAACATTGGCTGCGTTAATAGCTCCGCCAACGCCTATACCTCCACTGAGAACAAGGGCACCAGTTATTTGGCTTGTGCTTATAGTAGTACTATTGCTTACAAGGTTTCCGCTAGTAATATTATATTGTAGATAATTTGCGCCGCCAAAAGAACCGCTGCTGTTAAATTGGATAAAAGTGTTGGCCCCACTAGGAGGAGTAACAATAGTTGCGCCATTTGAATATAAGAAATAGTTACTGTAAAATGCATTTGCGTTAACATTTCCACTTACGCCGATGCTTGGAACAACAATAGCGCCAGTTGTTGTAGAAGTAGAAGTTGTTGTACTATTGCTTATAAGATTTCCACTAACAATATTATACTGTAGATAAGTTGAACCGTATGTTGTGCCAGCATTATTAAACTGCAACATAGTATTGCCACCAGCAGCGATTGCTAGTGGGCTATATGATCCAATTGGATTACCATTGCCTTGCCAGTAAACGCCGCCTGTAATATATACGCTGCTAACAGCAGTATTTGCTAGGTTAGCTTGTCCACTAAGGCTAAGTGTCGCACCAGTTAGGGCTGCGCCAGTATTACCTATATTTCCTGCATAAACAGCAGCGCCAGTATGAATATTTGCTGTTACGGTATTAGTAACATTAAGAGAAGTAAGTGTACCAGTGCTCGTGATATTTGGCTGAGCAGCAGTAATAAGAGTGCCTTGTAACAGTGAACCACTATTTCCTAGTAGTCCTGCTTGTAACTGGTTAGTTGTAGTGGTTCCAGTGACATTGAGTGAAGTTAACTGTCCGACAGAAGTGATATTTCCTTGTGCAGCGGCAGCAGTTCCTAATGTACCCACCAATACAGTAGTGCTTGCATTGCCTATTTGACCTGCATTTATTAAATTAGTAGCAGTGGTTCCAGTGACATTAAGTGAAGTTAACTGTCCAACAGAAGTGATATTAGGCTGAGCATTAGTTGACAGCGTTCCAGTTAAAGTTGTTCCTGTGTTACCAAGTGTACCAGCATACATTGCGTTAGCGGTATAAGCATTTGCTGCTATGGTATTTGTAACAGTTAGACTTGTTAAGGTACCAAGACTAGTAACATTTGGCTGAGAAGCAGTAGTAAGATAACCAGTGAAAAGAGCATTTGTATTACCAAGCGTACCTGCATAAACAGTCACCGCAGTAAACGAATTTGCCGCAAAAGTTCCAGAAAGAGTTCCGCTTACACCACTATAGGTTGATGTTGAATTACCAATTGTGCTAGCGTTTAATGTTCCGACATTTATAGTAGGTACAGTGGTAGTTCCAGTTAGTGTATCATTAACGCCACTATAATTTGTCGTAGCATTGCCGACAGTACTTGCGTTTATTTGACCAGCATTAACGGTCGGAACCGTAACT